AGTGATGCAGATGCAGATGGAGATCATATCTGTTGTTTATTATTGTCATTCTTTATATTGTATATGCCTGGTTTGGTAGAGTCTGGAAGGGTATATCGTGCTGTTCCACCATTATACGGAATTACAATAAAGTCTAAGAATATATACTTCACTCGAAAGATAGACTACATTAAATATGTACAAAAGCTATTCATAAAGGATAACGATATTAAGTACGGAGATGGAAAAACTATATCCCAAACTGACCTTACAAAGTTATTATACTCGAATATAGATTATGTATACGAGATAGAAAGGATATCAAATCGATATGCAGTTTCCCCAGAGTTACTTGAAACAGTTCTGATGTTGCATTTAGCTAAGGCCGATTACAACAAGATGAAGAGAGATATAGAGAAAAAATATAGATTTCTTAAAATAACTAATCAGAACGGCGTGCCAATGATTACCGGTTCCTTAGATTTAGCTATTCAGACATTATTCGTGACTGATGTGTTAATAAAGGATTGCTCAAGGATTATAAATATTCTTGTAAGCAATGCTAATGTGTCCTTTATGGTTAACAATAACAAAGTATTGTTGTATGGATTAATGAAAGGATTTGATGAATCTAGTCCTAAAAATTTAAGAAGGTTTAAAGGACTTGGAGAGATGGATGGTCCATCATTATACGAATCTACAGTTAATAAGAATACGCGTACGCTCATTCAGTTTACCACAGAAAATATTAAAGATACCATTGAGAGCATCAGGTACTACGAGAATAATAAAGATAAGCTTCTTGAGGGTATAACAGTATCTAGATTTGATGTAATAGGATAAAGTTAATTATTCTAAAGATCAAATTTAATCTCATATCTTAAAATAATCTAAATTAAAATATAATAATCTTATACGTTGAATGAATCTAGATAATAAAATCTTAATCTAAATCTATGATTGTAGCGGGCTAGGAGAATATTCTCCTAGCCTATATTTTATTTTTTGTGAAATTGCTTATTTTTGACCATATAATATTTAAGTGAATAAGAAATTCTATATTCAATAAAAATATTAAAATCTAAGGAGGAAACCAAAAATGAAAGAAACAAAAGAAAGAAAAACAAGAAATGCAGAAGAAGAAGTTAGACAAGCAATTTTGCTGGGGGCTATGATTTTAAACTCGGCGTCTAACGTAAAAACCTATGTTCCTGCGGTAAAGTTGGCTAAGTAAATTAAAAACTAAATAAAGAAAAAGACATTTAAAACATAATAAGACTAAATAAATGGAGGATTAAAAAATGAAAAATGCTGTAGCAAGAATGAATCTCGTAGCAAATATCGGAACCAATTTCGGAGAGAAGAATGCTTCTCTGGTTAGGCAGATGATTAACCGTATGCAGCCGCACTTGTATGATAGATTACCGTGTGTGTATGAAGATTCGTATTATGTGTATTGTCAGAAACGATTCTTAAACAAAGTAGCCGGCAGAGGAGTAAAGATGCTGGTTGTCTATGTTGATGATATTGATTGCTTGGTATATGAAGCATTCAAAATTACAAAGAAGCTCTGCGACAGATTCAATATCAAATTGGTGGCATTTAAATGGAATGAGAAGTTGAATAGCTTTGAGAGATTCAATACTATGATAGAAGATCTTGAAACTATAAAGAGATCGAATTATAAGGTAAATTAACAATAATGAATCTCAGGGGCTCAATCAATGAATTTGAGCCTCTTAACTTTATTTTATACAGAAAGGTTATAAAAAGATGAAAAAAAATTTAAATGAAATACACGAAGTAGGAACTGCTGAATATGAGGCTACTGGATTAGCGAAGATTTCTAAATCTGTAAAGGAGTCTATGGTTTATATTACTAAAGAGCAAATTAAAGCTATGGTTGACAGGGTTTACCAAGCTCAGCACGACAGGATTGAGTTGGAAGCGCAGCTTAAGGCGATTAACCAGGGAAGAGATAAAGATTCTGATACTGTAAAGAAAGCCGAAAAGAAGAATACTATAACTGCTATGGAATGGCTCTGTCAAGATGCTGCAAACAGAGAAGCGCAGATTAAGGAAATGCTTAACGAGTATTGTAAAAGCGAGCCAGTTTGCGTTTGGGCTATGCAGATAAAAGGTATTGGGCCCGTAATAGCTTCATACCTGTGGGCACATTTAGACTTGAACAAATGCAACAGTGTCGGAGCTTTTCACTCTTATGCTGGTTTAAACGATAATAATAACCCATGGTTAGGTGTAGAAAAGGCCACAACTCTTGTTAAAGAGGTTTATGAGGAGTTGGGATATGACAAGAAGCATGAAGCAGATGAGCGCGTGTTAGCTGCAGTTTCGGAGAAGACCACTCGTCGTCCGAACATCATATCGAATGGCATTAATGTAGCTAAAAAGTCCAACAAGAAAAAGAAACTAACGGATATGGAGGCACTGATTAAATATCTTTCTAAGCCACCATATAATGAAGATCTGAAGACAATGTGTTGCTTTAAGATCCCTCGATTGTCGTTTGCGATGAATTGCAATCGCGGTTCTTTATATGGGGAATTATATAAAGAAAGAAAGGCATATGAAGAACGTAAAAACAAGAATTTAGAATATGCTGATCAGGCGGCTGCTGTTTTGAAGAGAAGAAAAAAATATCTCAAAAAGAAGGAAATAAAAACCCTAGAGTCTGGAATGTTGTTGGATTCACATATCACCACTCGGGCGTTAAGGAGATCAGTAAAAATCTTCTTATCTCATTTTTGGGAATGCGCTTATCGATATGAGCACAAGTCTAATAACAGAGCTCCATTATATGTCATGGACATTGCAAAGCATAAAGACTATATAGAACCTGAAGTTCCATTCCCGGATTTTAGCAAGTAACCGTATTGAATCTATGTTTCAGAATTATAATCTTCGCGGGAAAATGAATCTTAGGTTCTATATAGTAATCTGTTTTCGCGTATGAATCTGCGGCATTAAATTTTAATCTTGTTGGCAGAATGAATCTTATGTATGATATAGTAATCTGTTCTCGTGTATGAATCTGCGGCATTAAATTTTAATCTTGTTGGCAAAAGGTTTAAATAAATATAGGCTGAGAATAATAAATTTCTCAGCCTATATTTATTTTTTGTATTATATATTATATTTATGATTATCTATGAAAGGAGGAGGTTATAGTGTACAATGGAGACGTTTGGTATATGATACCTGGATTTAATGGATATGAGATAAACGAGGACAAAGTAGTAAGGTCTATGAAAAGATTTAACGCAGTACCAGGATATCTTATTAAGTTATATAAAGGAGGTTATTATGAACTCTCTGATAACCATTGTAAAAGGGTTAGAAAAACTCCTGATGAACTGTGGGATTTAGTTCAGGAGCAAATAAAAAATTCTAAAGCACAGGTTCGTGTACGCGAAGATTATCATAATCACATAAGTAGTAGAAACAAATTTAAAAATTTTTATCCTGAATCTATAGAAGAAGACAAATCATCTCCAGGCTTGAAAAGGGGGTCCGATGATAGATTTTATATGGATTTTTCAGGATTAATGAATTAGGAGGATGGAAAGTGAAAAAGGAATTCGTAGAAAGAAAGGTTTACAATAATGTGATACCTGTAAAATTGGTTTCATCGTCAGTACCCATTTTGCTATAATGATTATATAAATAGGATAGAGAGGGCGCGAAATACAAAAAGTCTTCTTGATAATTATTTAAAATCATTAGGATTGTGTTATAAACAAAACAGGAAATGAGTATATTATCCATGATGATGGAAAATTATATTGTGATTATTATAAAAACACCAAAATAGAGGATTATGAATATGAAATTGGCAAAATATACGATTTGGCATCGGCAATAACTATACATTAATTTTATAAAGGAGATGTAGATAAATGCCAGAAACGATAATACAACAAGATGCTGCTGTATCACATAAGAATAGTATGGGGAACTATGCCATTGAAGTTAACCTTAGAAGATCAACTCCAGATGCAAAGGATGGATTGAAATTAGTTCATAGGCGTATATTGGACGTCATGTTTAATGATGAACCTTGTGCTGAGAAGTTAGTAAAAACGTCTGCAGTTGTAGGTACTACGATGAAAAAGTCCCATCCGCACGGAGATGCTTCTATAGGAGATGCTATTAAACCGATGGTAAACTGGTGGGAGATAGGAATACCGTTAATAGATACAAGGTCGAACTATGGTAATTTCCACGGTAAAGGAGCAGCAGCACCTCGATATACAGAGATAAAATTATCACAATTCTGTTTGGATTGTGTAATTGGGGATTTAAGAAAATCCAAAAATATTGTAGATTGGGTAGATACTTTTGACTATAGGGATAAAGAGCCAGAATATTTTCCGGTAAAAGTCCCGTTGCTATTAATAAATGGAACATTTGGTATTGGGGTTGGTATTAAAACTGAGATTCCTAAGCATCCTATTAATGAAGTCATAGATGCAACTCTTAGAGTTATAGAAGACCCGTCTGCCCCAGTGGTGTTGGTTCCCGACACTTGTATGCCATGTGAAATAGTAGAAGCGAATTGGAAAAAGATTTGCAACACTGGACATGGAAAGTATAAAGTAAGAGGTATTATTGATATTGAACAGAATAAAGATGGTTCATATTCACTGATAATAAAGTCAGTCCCAGATAGAGTATATTTCGATAGAGGGAATGCTGAGAATGGTGGCGTTAAATATGTCATACTTAAAATGGTAGAAGAGAAGAAACTTCCTCAAATAATGAGTATTGACATAGATTCCAAAGGAACAGATATGAGAATAATCATCCGTCTAAGAAAAGGAGCGGACCCCAATTTTGTGAGGGATATGATTTATAAAAACACTCAGATGGAAAGCCCATATAGTGTTAACTTTGAAACTCTAGATGGAATCAAACCCCTCAGGATGTCATATAAATCTTATATTGAGTTCTTTATAGAACAAGCAAAGACGAACAAGTTTAGACTATACGCCAATAAGCTTCAAAAGGCAAATACTCGATATCATAAGATAACCTCTTATATAGAGATATTAAAATCAGATAAGCTTCAGGAAATGCTCAAAGTAATGCAGACAATGAAGGAAATAAACGATAAAGCATTGATGGAAAAATTAATTAAGAAATTCGGCATTAGCGATATTCAAGCAGAGTTTTTAATTAATTCAACTTATAAGACTTCGTCAATAGCATATCGTTTATCATATGAGAAAGAGGCAAAAGCATTAGAAGAGGATATTAAGCATTTCATTGATATGATTACTATTGATGAATTGATTATTCAAGAGATAGTAGATGAGCTCAAATATTTTAAGAAGAAATATGGACAGCCTAGACGAAGTAAAGTTATAAAGATTAAAGACCTATCTCATATACCAGAAGGGCAATTTAATATCGTCATAACCGAAGCCGGGTTCGTCAGAAAATTATCTCCTTTTGATGCTGTTAATAACATTAAAGGAGATGCTCCTAAGCATGTTATGACTGTAGAGAATACAGAGAATATATTGTTGTTTACAGCATCTGGTAAGGTATTTAATGTTCCAATACACAAGATTCCGGTAACGGAAAAAAGTGGAGTAGGAACTGACTTAAGATTACTAGTAAAAGGATTAGTCAGTGATATAGTGGAAATCATGTATCTTCCCATGGTGAAAGAACGTGCTAATGATGCTAAGAATAAATACTTTATAATGACTCTTACCGAAGGTAATTGTATAAAGAAAATGGATTTAGATGATTTTCTTAATGTGCCGCCATCTGGAATCTTATTCACAAAGATTAATTCTGGTGATAGAGTTATTGATGTAAAAATCGTGTCTAAGGATTCTGATATAATAGTATGGTCAGATAGGAAGGCTTTACGTATGAAAGCTGAATCTGTTCCTCACTTCAGAAGAAATACTTTAGGCGTTGGCGCTATGAGTGGTAAAGATCATATTGATGGATTTACTGAAGTTCGTAAAGATATTACTGATGTCTTAGTAATAACTAATTCTGGAAGGGTTAATCGATTTGATATTATAGGGTTGCCGTTATCAGATAGATATAAAGCCGGCTCCAATGTGGTTAAACTAGGAAAAACTGATAGTATACATTCTATACTATGCTGTAATTCAAATGATATGGTACTAGTCACTTCTAAAGTTGGAGACACAGAATATCCCGTGAGTTCTATAAAGACGGGCTCTAGTATATCTGCTGGAGAAAAAGTAATACCTCTGAAAAATGATGTAATATTAAAAACAAAAATTCTCAGTAACCCGAACTAATGGGTTACTGAGCTTATTTTGTTAGAAAGAGTGGTGAATACTTTGTTTGAAGCTAATGAATATTATTCGTTAGACGAAGAGTCGGCCCATTACAATTTATTAAAAATTATTAAGGGCTCTACTTCTTCTGCTAAAACACTGTTTGACATTTCTACTAAACTTGATAGAAGAATGATATTTGCAAATAATATTATTTCAATCAGATGGGGCGATAACAAAAGAAATGGAGCATATATGTTATTTAATTCGATGGCAGATAGACGATTCTGTGCCCGCCGTCGTAATCTTAGAACGATACGTACTGATAAAATGCTAATAATAGGAATTGATAAGGAGGAGGCTAAATACGATATGAATGCTAATATTAAAAATAAAATATATGATTTTGCAAAGTTACAAATCTTAAATAAATTTCACACTAGTACAAGATTAAATTTAAATCAAGAATCAATGATTAGATTCTTAAAGTGGTTATCTAAATATGATAAAAAGTGGAAAACTCGTATTAAAAGAATTTCAAAATACGAATATGAGTTTAGAATTGTCGATTATTTTATTATAATAGATGGTAATACCATAGTAAGGTTAAGAACCGGAGATGCTATAAAAAGTGCAATGAATACTTATGATATACTTAACGGAGGATCATTTATATCATATAAAACCATTCTTGTAGATATATATGGTAAACAATGCTTTGCCCTAATAAAGTTATTTGATTCTTTAACAAGTTTTAGAAAAAGTATTGGGTGTTATACTGTATCTCATTCTTCTAATCGTGATCCTAATGTAGAAGTATATTATAAATCATTAAGTACAAGAAGCAAAGAAACCGTATTTATGAATAAAGATATAAATAACCGATTGTTTGCTCATATCGATAGGTTCCTTTCAAACAAGAATAAATATAAATCCAGAGATTTGTTATATAAGACCGGAATCCTGTTATATGGAGAACCAGGAACTGGAAAATCTACAATATCTAGAATGATTTGTACAGAATATGATTTAGATATGATTATTATTGATATGAGTAATTTTTGTAAAATGAATATTGATTATATTACCAACAGTATTAATGCTGATGGAAATATGTATGTGATAGTATTAGAAGACATTGATAGAGTAATGGATAATGCTGAAACTGATAAATATGAAGCTGTCAACAAATTACTTCAATTTTTGGATTCATCGTCCTCTCCTACTAATGTAATATTTATAGCTACTACTAATCATTTAGATAGATTAGATCCTGCTATTACACGTGACGGTAGGTTTGATCTTGCGCTTAACGTAGGAAGTATTAACAAAGGACCAGCTTTAAATATGATTAAATCGTTTGATGTGAATGAATCAGATGCAGAAGAATTATGGAATAAAAATAACGTTAACGGTACAGTAAATCCGGCAAAATTACAAAATAAAATTTTGCAGTTCCAAGGAGAAAAAGAATTAGAATTACAGGAGGATTAAAAAATGAAGAAAATAATTTGTTATCACCATAATGATCACGATGGAATAGTAGCAGCAGCAGTACTTGCAGATTATTATAAGAGAGTTGAATCATCTATACCGCTGGATTTTCGTATGGTAGATTACTCATGCGATCTCGAATTAGAAGACATAGATGCTGATGAAGTACAAGAAGTATTCTTTCTTGATTATTCGTTTAGTGGTGCAAAAAATTATGAGAATCTTATAAGATTGCATGAAAGATTTAAGATGGAAGGTAAAGGATCAAATATATATTGGATTGACCATCATAAGTCATCAATAGATAAAGACATTCCAGAAATAAGCGGATACAGAAGTAATAGGTATTGTGGTGCTGTATTAACTTGGCTATTTCTTAATACTAGTAATGTAAATTTCCAAGAAGTTATTGAACATAGTGTGAAATTATCAAAAGTTCCAGAATTTCCAGTATTTTTGAAATATATTGATGACTATGATTGCTGGAAAAAACAGTTTCCGGAGACTAATGATATTCATTACGGATTTAACGTTATAGATCCTCAAGATCCAGTATTCCGTATTTTATTATGGAGTAGTAATAAGGAAAAAGCATTAGAATTAATAGAACAATATAAACTTATTGGAGCTGGTGTGAAAAAATATTTAGAGTTTGAAAATAATAATTATCATGTAAATATGTATGGGTTTAAAGTTAACTTTTGCGGATATAATGCATTTGCGTTAAATCGTAAAGGAAACAGCTTGATGTTTGGAAACTTAGTGGATAAATACGACATAGTTATCCCATTTTATTATAATGGTCTTAATGGTCAATGGAATTATTCATTGTTCACTAATAGAGATAATTTAGATGTAGAGGAGTTAGCTGTTAAATTTGGAGGAGGAGGGCACAGGCAAGCTGCGGGATTCCAAACAGATAAATGCATATTTGAGAATTGTAATTATGCGGTGGATACCTTTACTAAAATTATAAATGCTCCGAATACGTAAGAGGAAAAACATCCTGATAATACATTATCAGGAGGTTTGGTATGGCAACTATAAGAGTCCCAATAACAAGCGTGGCTGTTAAGAAAATATATCCATTAGTAAGTAAGTCATTATCATCTAATACTGCTAAATATAAAAGGAATCTTCAAGAATTCTTTAATGCTCGGTCGAAAGATATTTACGATACTGCTCCTTATTCGAGATTGATGTTTGGAGAAGATGAAACCCAGGATTTTTTTAAATCAATTAATATTACTAAGGAGCAGATTCGTGAGTTATTAACTGAAACCTATTATTGGAAAATGAACTTTTCTCCGGCAGCAGCTAAAGATGAATTGACTATGACCATGATGATGATCATAAGATATTTTCTTAAAAAAGGAGACAAAGTTAATGCGGAGATATCTGCGATATATTTAGCATTTAGTGGTAGATTTTATCCGTCGATTCACTACGGGCAGTTTCCAAAAGCTCAACCAAGTGAGTATAGACATATAATGGAATATGTAGTAAACAATATGCTTACTATGAAATTTGATCTCAAAAGGGAAGGAAGTTTATTTGGAGCTATACGATCTATATGTAGAACTTGGCTAACAAAATACGGTCCTACTATAAAGGGAGATATGGACGATGAAGAGAATGCTGAAATTATTAAACAGCTTCACGGTAGAATTAAATCATTCATAATTAATATAGCATCATTATACTATGAAGCTCATGAGAATAAAAACTATCTGACATACGATTCTGATATGGATAATGAGGATTCGTTTAGACTTGCAGATAATGATTCTCTCCGAATCGAAAGAGCAGTGGAAAATGCAATGAATTTCATAAATAATAATAACGTAGACTTTAGACTATGTACATATGCATCTGATACTAATGTGAAAGTGAACGAAGTCAAATCTATCATAGAAGGAATTCAAGATGATAAAGTATGTCTGGGAGAGATTAAGGAGTTGTTTCGCATTATAATCGCCGAGTATTTTCAAGTTTCTACGAATAAAAACCTTGCAAGTACAGATTTTGTTTCTAAATCTATAACTTCAAAACCTAATACCAAGAATAAAAATATCCTTAGACAAAAGGAAATAATCGAAGGGTGGCTAGATGAAAAATCTCCACAATATAGGAAGAGAAGAAGCCGTCCAGAAACGAAATCGTCTTATTACAAATCTATACTAAAATATTATGTATTGGTTATCAACAAAGCTAATAGATAAAAAGGGGCTACACTCACACGAGTGTAGCCTATATTTATTTTTTGTGAAATTGCTGGAAGGTAATTATATAATATTATAGTGAAATACAAAAATATTATAATTCCATAGGAGGAAAGACAAATGAGAGAAATGATGTTATTAAAAGAATTAGGAGACATAGCGGCAAAGCATCGGATTGATTGTTTTATCATATTGGGTGAATCTGTAGTGCATGTAGAAGACACAAAAAATGAAGATCCTAATAATCTTTCGCGTGATGCATATCAATTTATGGTAAATTGGAATACTATGCTGGGGAACAAGTATGATACAGAATATTACGATTCGGCCAATGCTTGTCGTGGATGGTTAAAAATAGGAATAGACGGATATAAAACTCCAAGCAACAGCAACATTAGTCCTATTAGCTGCATTCTTCCAGAAAGAGCACATGTTACATCGATTTCAGAAATAGAATGGATGGATTTAGCGGAGGAATATCTTGACCTTCTTCAATTGCCATATCTTGTAGTAACCTGCGATGAATTCATAGATAAGAGCTGTGATAACAGATTATTCAATGCAATTATCCATGATTTAAAGGCAGAGTTAAAGGAAATCAAAAAGGAGGAATTGTCTGATGAACACGAAGAAGAATTTTAAATCCTATATTCCGATTGAAACATTTTTGTTCAACAATGATAAGATATTCTACACTGGAGCCGAGATAAAGGACGAAATTATATCAGTGATGGAAGCCACGAAGGATAAAGAGAATAGAGTAAAGGAATACCAGATTGCTTCTTACATGTATAAGAAGTTTGTAGATACTAATAGCCCATTAAGCGACCAGTCTAAATACCAAATAAATGTAAATAGACTAGTATTCAATATCCCATATGATGAGTTTTTAATGGTTAATTTTAACAGTCATGTGAAAATCATTAGAAACCGTAAGGTTCGATACCAAAATCTTAAAGTCACAGAAAATAAATTCTTCTTAGATTTTCTTAAGTATTTGAGGAGTAGAGGAATCGAGTTGACCGATTTTGCGCTGATTCAGTACAATTCTGGAGAGAAAAGGCTTGTGTCCTCTAACGAAGAATTTTCTAGATGGATTTATATAATTGATGAGCTGGAAGGAGTATTTGGGGTAACTGATTACGTGGATAACTTATCATTGAAAGATGTATCTGATGTTCTTATGAGTAGAGAATATCATTATATGAGGGAACTAAACCTGTTAGAAGAAAGAGGTGTAAATATCAGGATATATGACAAAACAAAGAGATACAAGTACTAATTACTACCATTTATCACAATCTGGTAGGATTAAAATTGCTGTTCCTAAGGTATCGTCTATGGCGGTACCATCATTCGAAGATACGAGTATACCAAGAGTTAGTTTTGCTCCTTCTATAGATCAATGTATATCCGCATTGATTCCGGCGGTTAGAACTATCTTTTATGTGTACGTTCCAGAAGACCTGAAAAATTTTCAAATATATAAACCCAAAATTTATCAGGTAAGAGATTGTAAAGAAACTGGAGAAGTTTGGTCATTGAAACGAGTACGTGTAAAATGTATTGGAAAAATCAAAATCACAAAATCATTAGGGTATGAAAAACATAAGAACTATAGAGGGGTATTTCATATTCATAGATATGATTGGGAATGGATAGAATAATACTAATGCGAAGGAGTGTAAGATTACAGATGATAAAGGTACCAGCAAGCAAGATTAAAGAAATAAAATATGATGGTAAAAATTTATTATTTATATCTACCGGATTTTTTGATATTGTTATAGCTGTTTCTGGAAATCCAAGTACAATTAAGAGTGTTTTGGCATTGAGAGAAAATAAATGTATGACTATTTGTGCTACTATGGGTATAAATAAAATCGAAGTAAGGCTAAACGATGGGCCTGTCCCAAAGTCCGTTTCCATGGAAGATTTTAAGTTTATGTATGCATCTACAAAAATAAGGATTTCTACTAATGAAATTCTTATGCATAGTGAATTCTATGGAGAGATAATAGATCCAACTCTTAGTATTTCTTTAAAGGAGGAAAACGGAGAATTAGTAACCATATTAAAATAATAAAAAGAAAAGGAGAACAATTATGATTCATGGTATGTATAACACAACAAGAACTAAGCTTAGCATTAAGAGAGGTAGATTTTTTGGAAAGATCAAGGTGAAACTCGAATGTAGGCATATCCTTACGGGCTTAAAGACCGATATTATTTTCTACTCATTGGCATCAAAGAGATCAATCGATAGTATCAGCAGTCGGGTTAGTGAAAACAATCCTTCGGCTAAAGGAGACAGCATTAGCATCCTTGGGTCGGTTACAATTAACGTTGTAGACACTTTTTATGGAAAACCTTTTGGAGTTCTGCGCATAAATCCATGTAAGAAAATTAATTTACTTGGGCTAAACGATATTACGGTTTTGGATTTTGAAGACCGCAAACCTGTCAAAGACAGCGAAGGATTCTTATTCCGGTTAATGCTTAATAATAAAAATTGTGCAGGAAAATTAGAAGATCTGATAATCGAAGGTTAACAAAAAGGAAGAGGGACAGAAATATGCTGTCCCTCTTTTATTTATAATTGTAGTAAAATAAAAATAGTTATACATATAATTGATAGAAAATAAAGCATAGTGCTAATAATGGGCATTCGCCAAGAGGTAAGGCACGGGACTTTGACTCCTGAATTCGTTGGTTCGAATCCAATATGCCCAGTTCGGCTGAGTGGGTTAATCTCTGCCGAATCGTTGTCGGTAATTGCTGGGGGGCAGTAACGATACCGGCCTATGGTGCACGGCCGCTAAGAAAAGCCGGCAGTATCTGCGTAGAATGCAGGGTGCGGCTATGGCGGTTAGAGTACAGCAGTGCTATACCAAAATGTAATGAGTGTTAATCGTGTAGCGATTGGGGTTAGAGCTCGCTCCGAAAGAGAATCGCAGTGTAAGTGTTAACACCTGCTCCGCAAGTGGCGGTAATTGAATGGTAATGTGTAAGACTCAGCACTGAATCAAAAGAAAAGAGTCTGAGATATAGCTCGCCGAGAGAGGCAACAGCAGATGCAGTTAGCATACGTTGGCGATCTTAACCCGGGCCATTAGCTCAGCTTGGTTAGAGCAACCGGCTCATAACCGGTCGGTCATAGGTTCGAGTCCTATATGGCCCATCGAAATCGGGTTTTTGGTTTCCTTATTATTTCTGGGTGTCGGTAATCCGGCACCCGGATTATTTTTTCTCCTTAAACATTACATTAATATACGCATTACATAAGGAGGAATTATAGTATGCTTTTAAGAAATGAAAGTCGAGTTAGGCATTTTGTGGAAATTAATTTGACATATGATGATAAGGAAAGTAATAATCTAATAGTTAATGAAGGAGATAACGTAGCTATCAGTTTTAGAAAAAATGGAAGGATAGCTATGGGAGAAGGAAAGATTACAGAAATAAAGGTGCAGCATAGAGCAAGATGTAACGGTTTTGGAATGAAGGAAACTGCCATCTTAGAAATAGATATGTCTGGTGATTGCAATTCACAAACTGAAAGTGTTGATATACGAGATATAATAGACATTAGAAAATTAGTTCCAAAGCATTGTCATAAATGCGATAAAGTAGATCCTAGCTTTATAGTTAAGCCTAAAGATAAAGATACGATTGGAGTGGTCGGGATGCCAATATCTCCAGGGGGTGTAATAGGTGAATAAAAAGCAAAGAGAAGAAATAGAAGAACTTATAATAAGTTCTTTTAATATCTTGGACAAATCTGGTACTAATTCAGAGTATTACAAAGATTTGTTTAGTAAAATGAGTGATTCTCAATTTCATTCATTTATTGCAAAGAAATATCCTGGTAAATTTTATTATCGCCCATCAGTTACTGAACCTACGATGGATGACATAGAAGAAGCATTGAACTTTATTGGTGTTCCCTTAAGCGAGAAGATTAATATGCCTTGGGTTTATGAGGATAAGGATGGAAATCCAGTGCAGTCTAAAGAATGTACAGTTGTATATTTACATCATAAAAAGGTCCAGCAATTCATAACAAAGAAAAATAAATGGGCTATTTCTGTATCTAACAGAGATATGAAGGGTGGGCGCTTAATTGGAGCAGATAAAGGTGCTGTAACATCAGATAGAGAATTTGAATCTATGGAAGTTCAGTCTATGAATAATACCGTTGACGAGTTCTCTACGTTTAGGGCGGACTCTATGAAGTCTAAGAATATGGCTAATGCAATAATTGGGACTACCGGTGTATTACATTTAGATGATGTAAAGGTAGATAAAGATGATTTCCTATCTAAGAACCTAATGAGTGCTTATATGATTGGAGCCCATTTGAATACGAATATCGTAAATGAGGGTAATTATACTCCGACTACATTAAGATCGAAATCTTAATATTTTCATTTATATATTATATTTTTGAAGGAGGTGAGTATAAATGGAACAGCAGTACGGAACGGTTATTCAGGAACAAGGGGATTTGGGGTTAGGCTTATATCCCATCAATGAATCCCAGGACGAGCAGCAAAAAGAAGATAAAGAGGATAAAAAGTAAGTACATATGGGTATGGGAGGGATTCCATACCCATAAAATTTTCTGATAGTAACACATTAAGAAATGTGTAACTATAAATCAATAACACAATAAAATGGAGGTATAAAAGAATGAATGTAAAATGTATTGGTATTGGAGCCGCAGGAAATAAGGCGGCAATTACTCTGGTGGAAAAGAAAGTACTGGCACAGGATAATGTATTATTAATCAATTCTACATTAAAGGATATCCCTGCAGATTACAAGGGGCTGGCTGTGGAATATGTTAATTCTTATGGCGGCTGCGGGAAAGAAAGAAAAAATGCGTATGATCTTGCAGTAAACTCCATTAAGGCTGGAAAGATCCCGCTGGATGATTTTCTCAATATTGGAAAAAGCAATGAGGCGGAGCTGGTAATCATTGTAACTTCAACTGAAGGCGGTACAGGTTCTGGTTCATCAATTATTATTGGTAAGTATATTAAGAGCCATTACGACATCGATGTGCATATGTTCGGATTTGTTGGGTTCAAGACCGACCCAAGGGGTCTGAAGAATACAGTAGAGTGGTTTTCGGAGCTGCAGGAAGATTTTGCGGTGGAAGCTGTTGAGAACAGCAAGTACTTACCAGAATGCCGTGGAAACAAGATCAAAGCAGAGAAGATGGCGAACGAAGACTTTGCTAACAAGATTGGCATTCTGATCGGAAATACAATCAGATATTCAGAGCACAATATCGACCCGACTGATCTTCTTAAAGTGTCTGCAAAGCAGACTGGATTTATGGTAATTGAATCTGCGAATTTTGAGAAGATCAAAAACAAAGAACAGTTCGAGGCGATGGTTGTCCGTATGATTGACGATAGCAAATCAGTTGATGTGAGCAATGTTAATGCTAAGAAATCTGCGGTGTTCCTGAATATTAGTCCGGCTTCTACTGATTTTATCTCTTATGAAGAAATCATTACCGAGAGGTATGGGGAGAGATATGAGAATTACGAGCATATTCAGCACGAAGCTGATATGCCAGAGTTCTTTGCGATTATCATTGCTGGTATGAAAATGCCGGTAGAAGAAATCCAAAGAGTATATACCGAATATAAAGACCGCATGGGGCAGGTTGACCGTTCAGGAGACGACTTCTTTGCATCTGTAAGTGCATTGTCGTTCGATGATGATGATGATCTGTCGATCCATGGCAAAAAGAAAAAGACTATGAGCGACGATGAGTTCTTTGCGAATCTCGATAAACCAGTTGATTCTCCGTCTGCTTCAACAAAAGTCGTGCGGCCATCTGCTGAAGGGAGTGAGTCCAGTGGGAAATTCTCTAATGTAAGAGTAGAGAAAGCAGACATCGCAAAAGAATATTAGGAGGAATTATGTTTGATAATTATCAATATAGTGAAGGAGGGACCCCAGAGGTTCCTCTTTCATTTTCTTACAACAGTATTGAAGAAGTCATTAATATGCTAAGGCATGTTGATGACTATAGTGACCGGGACCTATATGAACTAGTTAAGAAAACCTATTCTATGATCCTGGACGAGATTTTCACTATTAAAAACGTAGACCTAATCAGGATGCTGTATAACACTCCAAAGTTTATAACAGCATTAACTGCAGTATTAGGAGAAGTAGAATTAAACCAGATTCAATTTATTTGGTGTAACAAATTAACATATGACTATTTCACATCGACTGCTGAAAAGAACTTATATGTTAAGGCTTTGCTTTTGCAGCTAAGTTCTACAGTTAATAGAAGATACACTCCAGGTTTAATCGGACTGGGCTTAAACGAAAATCTAGTAAGTTATCTAGTAAACGCAAGATTCTCAACCGAGAAAGAGGATATTCAAGTAAAAAGATTAAATCTCATATTAATGAATCAAAGCCCAGACATAATGACACTACAGATGATTGTAGACATTTATGGTAAGCTCTTTGATAGGATAACTCCTCTGTTTTCGGGGATTATGTATGATTATTGGGAACCGGAGTCTTTAATGAATGATAGCATAGCGGAAGTTTATGCTACTATTACTATGGCTATAATAACTATCGTAAACAATCTTCCGCAAGATTTATGCTTGCAGTTATTAAAGAGCTTTGCGGAATCTCATTGCATAGTAAATATTGGAAAGTCTGTTAGGTTTAATATATATGCAATTGTCGAAGAGGATTTTCCGAGATTATATTTATGCTTAAAAATATTAAAGGCAAACAATATTGTGCTGCCGTCATAATAAGTATAACTAATCTTAATGAGAAAATTATAATCTGATGGAGCAAATGAATCTATATAGTGGGATTTTAATCTAGTGTCATGCATGAATCTACCCTTCAAAATTATAATCTAGGCAGAAAGATGAATCTAACCATGATAATTTTAATCTGAAACTCCAAATGGATCTCAACATCAGAATTTTAATCCGGATTGTTAAATGGTTACCAGAGTACCTAAATGGGTACTCTGGTTTATTTTTTATCATCTCCGAAACATTTTAATAAAATGAAAGGAGAGATAAGATGTATTCATTATTAGACGGATTTAGAGAGAGGACTTTGAAGTCTAAGGATAGCCGAATGTCGCAAGAGACAGTGCCTGACGTAGCGTATTCTACTGGATTTCTTGGATTTGATTTTATGAATGGTACCGTTGTACATGTAAAAACACCAGAGAAAAAATTTGCATATAATTCAATAGGAATAGTAGATGGCTCTATTACAATGGTAATCGGGAGATCTGGTTGTGGTAAGACCACATGGGTTGTTCAGTCTGCTGGATATATTATGAAACAATTCCCAGGAGCACAAACCTGGCATGATGACATCGAGGGAGGTATTGTAGAAACTAGAAGAGAGAGACTTGTTGGATTATTCGGTAATAGTATGAAAGATAGATACCTATCCAGAAACTCAGGAGTTACTGCAGAGAGTGTGTATGAACGTATAAAGATTATTCATGACCTTAAAATGGAAAATAGAGAAGATTACGAATATGATACTGGATACTATACATCTGGCGGAGAAAAGATTATTAAACTTCAACCGAGTGTCTATATTCTCGATTCTTTAGCAATGCTTACTCCAGACAAATATACAGAGGAAGAAGAATTATCTGGGCAAATGTCATCCACAGCAGCAGCAAAAACAAATGCCAGTGTATTTAAAAGAATTGTTCCACTTCTTAAAAGTGCAAATATCATGCTATTTGTAATCAATCATATCACTGATGCTATAAAGATTAGTATGTTTGATTCAAAGCCTGCGCAATTGTCTTATCTTAAGCAGGGTGAATCTTTACCAGGAGGGAAAACTCCAGTTTACTTATCGAATCTTTTAATTAGATTTGATGATAATACTAAGCTTAAAGAATCAGAAGGTTTAAAGATAAGTGGTAGTATAGTAGACATATCATTACTTAAATCTAGAACTTCAAATGTTGGGAAATCAGTTCCTCTTATATTTGACTTTAAAAATGGATTTGATAGAGATTTATCTTTGTTACAGCTTCTCAAAGATATGAAGAAAGTCAATGGGGCTGGAGCTTATCTTTACTTTGGGGATAGAAGCGATAAGAAATTCTCCCAGAAACAATTTAAAGAGAAACTCATTGAAGATGATGAATTTAGAGCAGTATTCATGGAAACAGCTCTTGAATCTCTTAAAGATCTTCTTTACGACCCAGGGGAGATGCCAGATGTGGGATCCAACGTGATAGATATCACTGGTAGAATATTAGATATGATGAAAGTAGCGTAAAGTATATGGGAGATGCCTCACCGAGGCATCTCTCGAAACAATTCATTTGAATATATATTATATTCATGAAATAAAATACGAATGAAAGAGGGACGAAAATACTATGCAAAATTTTCATGAAATTATGGAAAAAGAATCTGAACGAATAAGCTCGCTTGAACAGGTTCTCGGTAAAGGACTATACCAACCGTTTTCAATATCTAATTCTGGTTCCAGAAAAGTATTGTTTAGTACCCAGTTGGACCACTCCATCCCGTTGCTTAATCCGGAAATTCCAATAATTTCTACAGGATATGAAAACAAGTATGGAGATTACTCAGCATCTATTATTAAGATGGATGATGATTACGAGGTAATAAAGAAAATTTCTAAGTTTTCTCGTATTCCTAATCATCAGTATTTATTAATAATAAAAAATAAGAATACTGGTCAATTAGATGTGTTAGAGAGAATCATGTACAAGAACAAAACTGAATCTTATGGGTATCTATATGATACTAAAATAATGGATGAATTAGACGAAGGGTATACTATTAGAAAAGGAGAGACGGTAAGGTCATCTAAAGCGTATGACGGATATATGAATCGTTGCGATGGAGTGAATCTCAAAGTGTCATATATATGCCAAGACAAAACTATGGAAGATGGCATCAGAGTTTCTCAATCTGCAGCTATTAAATTATCTTCTCCATTTATTAAGAAAATCCCCCCAGTATTTCTTAATGATAATGATATACCTCTTAACTTATATGGAGATAGCGATACGTATAAATGCTTCCCAGATATAGGAGAGAAAGTTAATGGTGGATTGGTATTTGCTACAAGAAGAGAAAATCAGGACGATATTTTATATACGCAATCAATAGAAATGCTCAAACAGGTATTAATGAGCGATTCAAAGTATATAGTATCTGGGGATTCAGAGATAATTGATATAGATATCCAGACGAATAATCCAGATATGCTTGGAAAGTTTCAGAATAGCCAGTTAAATTATTACTATGAGGAGAAACAAAGATACCTGTTTGAAATTATAACTACAGTAGAATCCCTTGCGGCAAAAGGAGATAACTATATATCATATGAATTAGAAAAGTTGTATGTTGAAGCCAAAAGACAATTTCAGAATACAGAGTATTTATATGATAAAACATTCTCTGGCACCATGTTAGAGATTACCATACTAGAAAGAAACATTCCATCTGTAGGAGATAAACTTTCTAATAGATATGGAGGAAAAGGAGTAATATCCGAAATAGTATCCGATAATCTAATGCCCATAGATAAGGATACCGGGAAGGCAGTAGATATTTCATTTAATAGTTCCACATGTGTAAACAGATTAAATGATGGGCAATTGAAAGAACAGTCTTTGACCCATATAGGCTCTAGAATTATCCAGTATATAGTACAATCTGGAATGGTACAAAATACGGATGCAGCTCTAGCACACATTGTAAAATTTGTTTTATTATGTTCTCCTCTTTATGGTAGAGTGTTGGATAGCATGATATTAGAGATGAGTGATGAAGACAGAGATATTTATCTTCAAAATATAATAGACAGTGGTTATATTGCTTTGTGTATCAAGCCGGCTAGTGAAAACCTGACCCTGGATCAATTAGATGTGATTTATAAAGAGTTCCCGTATGTTAAGCAAAGAGAAATGATGGTGCCTATAAAGGATAGTAATGGTAATATAAGATACGTACCATCTAGACGTCGTATAGTGGTTGGAGATATGTATATCTACAGATTGAAACAATATGCGGAAGAAAAATTCTCAGTAACAAGTTTATCATCTGTGAATATTAGAAATGAAAATACAAGGTCTAAGCTTTCAAAGAACTATAAGAGTTTGCACTCTAATACTCCTATTAAGTTTGGAGATATGGAAAGTAATGATCTAGGCCATGCTGGTATTGAAAATGTATTAGCTATACTGATGATTCATTCAGTGTCTCCACAGGCAAGAAGATTAGTTTATGAAATGCTTACAGATGACCCATACAATATTGATATACGACTCTCGGACAATGCGGTAAACCGTACAGCACAAATAGCAAATATATATCTTAAAACAATGGGATATCGTCTAAAGTTTATCAAGATCAAAAAGAAGATACTCCATGGGTTATATAAAAAGGGTATGGTATATCATTGGGGAGATAAAGAGCTTCCTCGCGGCATGACTTACATCAGTGACGAAGAAGAGTATGATTTCGATAAGAATTATCAAAGAATGCTTGAAGCCGAAGAAGAGTTTGCTAAACGAGGAATGGTATACGAAGGTATGCATTATGAACCATAATAATGAGGGAAAGATGGAAACGTCTTTCCCTTTTATTTTTTAAATTGTAAAGTAAATATATAATATAATAGTGAAAGGAGTGATAGTCATTGAATTCTTTGAGCTTAGACTTGAGTCAAATCATTAGAGACTGGCAGCAAGGAAAGCGCATTGAATATTGGCGTAACGAATTGCTTTCAAATAGTTCCCAAATTAACGAATATGTCGTGTCATTATTAAGAGGACCAATCTTACCTTGTAATCTTCCGTCTACTATAGAGTATAATGTACGTAATATTTTGATTATATCAAATATATTGTATAATAATACAAATGCAAGTGCATTATTATTGGAAGATGGTATTTATGATAAATTGGTAACCTTTTACCATTATTATACTGGTAAAGATGTAGTAGGTGCAATACCAGTACGATTTAAAGATACAGTGGAAAAGAAATCTGAAACTGTAATGATTAAGGGAATGGAATATTTGAATAGTGATTATGACAATAAGTTCTTTGAGAACTCATTATTCTTCGAGGACTTATATCATAATGCTCCGTTCAACCCGGAAGTATCTCTATATCCGGGTATGACATATGATAATACAGTTACAAAAAGAATTAGAAATACAACACATGCGAATCCAGAATTAGTTGGAACTTTGGATAAATGCAAATTCTGTTTAGTTTCTCAAGCAAGGAATACAGATCCAAAGTTATTGGATGATCCAACTGTAAAGATCGTAGAAAGAGATTTCTTTGCAAAACACATAGAGGAAGGATTGATAAATCCAAATGAAATAATTGATGTGTGTTTGGAACTGAAGTACGACGGAGTATCAATAGAAGCTACAATATTCAATGATAAAATTGTTCGAGCCGGGACACGTGGAGATACTGAAGCTGATTTAGCATCTGATTTGACTCCTATTTTGAAAGGGTATAGGATGCCTAGAGCATTGCCTTTGAACAAGGAGATCAATGTCAAATTTGAAGCTATTATGACATACTATAATTTGCAAAAATACTCAGAAGCTAAAGGAAGAGACTTTATTAATGGGAGAACAGCCATTATTTCTTGGATAGGTTCTTCAGACGCGTATAACTACAGAGAGCTAATTACTCTAGTACCACTGGCTACAGATTTAGTTGACGAAAACGGACAGCATATAGACAGGCTTGTAGAAATAGAGTTCATGAATAAATTCCTTACAAGAACCGAGTTACTTAGGTATTCAGTTATAAGTGGGAATTTTGAAAGTGTACTATATCAAGTATATAAGTACTCTAAAGAAGCCGAATATATGAGAAAGCTTATTCCGTTTATGTATGACGGAATTGTTATATCATATCTTGATCCAAGAATTCGTCAAGCATTGGGCAGAAAATCGTTTATTAATAAATATACGATAGCCCTAAAATTTGAGCCGCTGGTCAGAAGGACCCGGTTTGATCATTATACCTTTGAAGTTGGGCAGAATGGGGTCATCACCCCACGGATTTGGTATGATCCTGTGGAGTTTTTTGGCTCCATTCATCCAAAATCTTCTGGGCACTCATATGGAAGATTTAAAACTTTATCTCTTAGGAAAGGAGATTTAATCGATGTCACCTATCGAAACGACGTCATGCCATATGTAACAAAGGCAGATTGTATAGAGAATGATAATAATCCTAATCCTATAATAGAGTTTCCGAAATTCTGTCCGGAATGCAATACTGAACTCAAGTTTACAGATTCCTCCGCCAGATGTCCAAATCCAAAGTGCAAAGCAGTGATGAGGAAGAAGCTCACGAATATGATGGCTAAGCTCCAGTTTAATGGGTTTGCTGAAGAAACTATAAATCAGCTTAATATAAACTCATTTCATGAACTTATGCAATTGAAGCTACAAGATGTGGAATTCCTTGGACCATTAACCGCGCAATCGTTAATAGCTCAAATTGAAGAATTGAAAGTTAAGGGGTTGCCAGACTATGTTTTAGTTGGGGCTCTCGGGTTTACGAATTGTGCTGCCGCAGTTTGGAAAAAGATATTTTCTGTCATCACATTGCACCAGCTTATTGAGTTAGCTGATCTTAATTATATAGATGGAGTAGACGATATATGGTATATACTTGTAGATATTCCATCTATAGGAGAAAAGATAGCTCAAACGATTTGTTACGAGATTCCGGACTATATAGCAGATCTTATGTATATAAGGGATCACGTTAGGTATAAGATTACCTATGGAAGCAAATCAGTAAAGATGCGATTCACCGGATTTAGAGATAAAGACTTAGCTGGTAGACTTGTAGAGGCAGGAGTGGATTTGTCAGAGGGATCAGTTACAAAGGATACAACTTTCTTAGTTGTTCCCTATGAAGGTTACAATACAGGAAAGAAATATAAAGATGCCAATAAATATGGGGTGCCGATTATTACCAGAAATGATTTGGAAGAGCATTTTTCCAATTATACAAGTTAATCAACTTCATTATAAATGCAGATGTGGTCATATACTATATCTGTGTAGAAAACTACAAATATCTTAAACGTTTAGGAGGAAAAGAAACATGAAATTTACAGAGACAAGTGTACCGGAGAACTTTATCACAGAAGCAAAGGCTACAGGTTTGTTGTTAGAGGCAGATGATATCAAGAGATTTGCTGAGCTCTTCGTTGCCGGCGTTTCAGATGCATTGGCTGTGGTTAAAACAAAGGACACCCCAACAGCAATTGTTGTACCTAATATTAAAGGTGACCCGGTTATGGCAGCTATTGTAGAGTACAATGATAACAGCGATGGAGAAGGACAGGGGAACTGGAACTATTATTGGACATTTGACCCGGCTGACCTTGATGGTAAAAAGCGCTATGATGTTTATGACCCACAGATGTGTGCAGTTATCAACAAGAGAGGATTCGAGATGTTCAGGGTTAAATTCCCGACGTCCGATACCTGTGCCAAGTTTGGTACAATATTCGCCAATCTGATGAGTGACCTTTTGCAAACAAATGCGAAGGAAAAAGAGGATTTCATCGTAGAGCACGAGGGGTATTTCATGGCAAGTGCGGCTGTTGAAGATGGAAAGGTGGTTAAGTCGTTCCTCCCGGATGGAGCTATGAAGCGCATCATTAAGGATGACGAAGCTACAGAGAAAGCTGCATAATAATCTTTGATAAAAATTCGGGGAGGCATAATAAATGTCTCCCTGTTTTATTTTTAGTAAAGTGAGGCTTAATATGAATAAAGTGAAGATAAGAGATACCATGTACGACGTAGTATCATTAGAAGAGTATATTAACAATAAGGAATTATACTTGCCTAGATATACTGCAATACATGATAAAGAAAACGGATTAGTGCTTCCGATAAAAACTCAATCGAATGAAACGGGTACTTGTATATCTGTGGAATCCGGAATGTCTTATGTGTTAAACTTACCAGAAGACACCAGCGAGTTTTCAGATAAGAATATAATTGATTTGGAAAACAACTCTTCTATAGGGGAATTGATAAAAAAGCAAGATATGGTGAGAGGGTTGGAGAGAGATATATTGATGGCACCTGACCCTGACGATATATTCAGGCCCAAGATATTTGATGATGATGCTGGAGAAATGAAAGCATTAAAAGAGGCCGTAATTTGCAAGGGGATAGATCTTGATAAATACGCTCCTAGATTCGGAGCAAACTTTAATAATGATAAGAGACTATTTAATAAGCCTACGATTTCATTGGCAATGCTTAAACGGATGTGTGAGGCATTAGACATCGAAGCATCGATATCATTAAAAGATAAATCCTCAACAGTACCAAATCCAATAGGGAAGACTATAGAAGTAAAACTTACTGGTGTATCGGAGGAAGACAGTTAATGAAAACACATTTAAATCAAGCGTCGTTTCTTAGGGAATTTTCTGACGAGTTCAGAGAGGATTTTAATCCGGCATTTTTCTATCGTTCTGATGACGATATCATTACAGAATTGCAGAAAGTTATTCTGTCTTGTCAGAGAGATAGATACTTTATGATTAAGGTAGAAAGCTTTGAGATTAAAACGGGATATGAGGAAATTTTAAATGAGCTCCGTAGAGACGAGTTCACAAGCAATAGAGCTAAAGACGATAAAGATAACAGATATAATTATGTAAATCTAAAGGATTCTGAGATTAAGTTATTGATAGTGAATTACTATATCAGGGTCTATGATGGGAATCCCGATAATCCTGAAAATACGAAGAGGTTACGCGTATTAATAGAAGTACCAAGAATAGTAGACAAGTATTACTTTAAGATATTTGGTAATATATATTCTTCTATGTTTCAGGTTGTAGATGGCTCTACGTATAACAATACGTCGTCTGCAAATTCAAAGAATCAAAATGTAACCACCAAAACAGTTTTTATGGCTATACGTTTATACAGGTACAGAAAGCAACTGGATACAGTAAGTCATGGGGTTATACCGTGTACTTTCTTTTTATCTAGAATATTTAATAAGCCTGTGCTTATTTTTATATATTTCTTGGCTCGATTTGGCATTTACAGGACTTCTGAAATATTTAAGGTGTGGGATTTACGAGTATCCGAATCGTATGATCCTAATGATTCAGATAGAATAGTTGCAGAAAATCACGGGATTTATGTTTCTTTGCCCAAGTTTATCTATGAGGAAGACCAAGTTGCTCAATCTTTGATGTATACCATAGTTAATTGCATTGGTAAAGATGCTAATATAAATAATATCTTTAGTACAGAATATTGGATGTCTGTACTAGGTGGACAGTTTGGGAAGAGGACAGAACGCAAAGGGCTATCCATATTGGATTCATTTGAATCGATATACGACCTTGCTACCATGTGTGATATTCATTTACCATATGAAGACAAGGATACTATTTATACTTTATTATTATGGGCGATAAGGGAATTCTCTGCATTGAGGCAAAAAGATATTTTTGACATCGCTTTTAAGAAACTTAGGTATCCTGATTATATAGCTGCTTTGTACGCTATGAAGATGTCGAGAGGAATATTCAGAATAGCAGACTCTGGAAAGGTTACCTTAGACCAGTTGATTAAAGCCATTAATATATATCCAGACTATCTCCTTAAACAAATCACAAAAGATAAACTGGTTAATTACCAGAATGCAGTGAATGACCTTGACGCTATTCATGCATTAAAATTCACTTATAAGGGGGTAGCTGGAATAGGAGAAGAATCAAATAACAAAGGTTCGTCTGTACCGCCGGCATTCAGAAGGGTTCATCCGTCACATCTAGGGAGAGTTGATTTAGATACAGCGTCTCCTACAGACCCAGGGTTAACGGGTATGCTTTGCCCGTATGGCGAACTATACGGGACATCGTTATCAGATTATGAAGAGCCGAATACTTGGAGAGAGAAATCTGATGAATTGCTAAGACAATATAAGGAAATGTGTGGATTCCAAGAAGCTATGCTGTTTAAAAGAGAATTGGGATTTCCCATTGATAACAGTAGAATGGCATTATTGGACGATGCGAAAGATATGTTTAAGTCTCTAATGGAACCAGTTGTTGTTATTGAAAATGAATTGACAAGAGGAATGTTGTATTTTTAGTACATTCTATTAACCACTAAAATCGGATGGAGGAGTACTGAAATGGCAAACGAGTCAAAGAAGACTTACAGATACTTTTTGTATTCTAGAGAACAATATCAACAACGATTAGAGATAGAGAAGACTATTGGAAGGGTTTTCAACCCGGGTAAAGTATTATCCAATGGGTCATGGAAACCCTTTACTGATATATCTTCGTTACCAAGTAATTCCTTTGCAGATTCAAAAATTGTTGCTGAAGGGTATATAGAGGACATGAAATATACCAACCATAATAGTCAGTGGGAGGTAATCTAATATGCTCAAAAGAGGAATGATTTATTTAGACGCTAATCAGTGTCCAAACTGTGGAGGAAAGCTACACTTGGTAAGTGTAGAAAAAAGCATTTCAAATCTTAGCAAGGATGGTATACCCGTTATAGATAGAAATATCGATGATGAAATAGAGATATGGCTGTCATGTAAAAAATGTAAAACTTTGTATGATGTGGAAAAAAATGGTCTTTACTTTGGAATTAAAAGAGACCTGCCGGTTATTGAAAAGGATATTGATGATTTTAATCCGTTTTTAATAAATTAGAGGTGTATTGTGGAAACTTACGAAATCAATAGTAAATTTACGGTGGGACAAATCCAAAATACGGCTTTCAATGTACTAATGGCGTACTCTTCATGTTTGATTGCAGTTGGGTGCGCCAATGAAAAGATTAAGCTTATAGAAAGCCGAAAAACAATGGATCCAAAACTGATATCTATAGCATTTGGAGATAATTCACCTGACTTGTTCGAGTACCCAGGGGAAATCGGAAAGTTTGTAGATAAAATTCCTCTTCTAATTGATGAATTTGCGAAATCTTATAATTTATCATTGGGAGAGGATATTACGATTTTCATATCTACTGCTGCTGAAAAAAATCCATATTGGAACTCGTTGTTTGATGAAGACATGGAGAATGGAGACGAACAGCATCAAAAATCCAATACGAGCATCATAACAGAAAAGCAAAAATACATGGATAGATATGAGAGTATAAAAAATCCAGATAATGCCATACAGATTTTTAAGTTTAAGGATCTAATGCACAGATTTCATTCTTTTATGAATGATGAATACGAAAGGATATTTTTGGTTCAATTCGTATGTAAAAATGATTATATTGGAGTCCCGTCTCACATCATGATATGCGTAGACAAAGTAATAATGTTTCCAACTGCATACATGGGATTTTCAATGTATAGACCAGACTTAGAAGGGTGTCCATTTATGAGAGAACCAGAAGTCGTGACGTATAAAGAAGATATATTATATACGTTTAAAGACTATTGCGAATTGGCTAAAAACACTTGTAGGAAAATTACAAATAATAATTTTGGTATATTTTATTATGCGGAGGAGAAAGATGTTTAATAAAGTAGTTTTAGATATATTGAATTTATTTAGCGCTGAGCCAGCTGCTGTGGCTAGTCAGATGCCTAGTATGGAAGTCGGAATGATAGCTAAGGCGTATTTTGGCATTGACCCCAAATCATTGGTGAGGGGTTTGGTTTTATACCCAACACCTGAGATAAAAATGATTATAGCGGTTCATAATAATTCAAGTATAGAAAAGATTATGAACGATGTTATCATTTCTAATGGGGTATTTGCTGTAGCTTTTGTTATACCGTATAACCGCATTGAGACTACTGACGGTAATGCGATCAATGCAGCAAGATTAATTTCAGCTATTGTGACTTCATATGTAGAAATTATCTCTTATAGTAAGAGAGTTTTGCTGGAGCAATTCGACGGGGGGAAAGCCGCATTGATCCTGTATCAAGCGGTCCCGGTGTTAGTTACTGAAATTATGCGTAAATTATACGTGGGTCCAACTCTCCCATCTGTAATAGCTTCAACCTTAAGATTAGATACTAATAAGTATAGTATAATAACAGAGCAATGGATTGAAACTATTATATCTATACTCGAAGACGATAATTCTGTAGAGGATTTGTTAGATAATGGATTTATCTGTGCTATCCCTCCAAATTCTAAAACATATCCCGGTCTATGGCCAACGTTTGAAATTGCTTCCAAAGAGGAGGAGGAAGAAACTTCAAATGATTAGAGGAATGACTTATCTTAGAGAAGATACATGCCCGTCTTGTATGATGGAAAGAGCTTTAGATATATATGATGAACATGATAAAAGAGCGTATTTTCAAGTAATGCTGGATCAAAGCAAGACTGACAAATTACTTTCTAGAAGGTTTTATTATTTTAAATGCAGTAATTGTGGAAAAACCTTTGACATAGATTGGTCTGGTTCTTCTAGAATCCCCATACCACTTAACGATAAAAAGAAGAAAGCATTTTTACGAGAATATGCAGCTACGGGAAATCTCCTGTAGCTGTTATTTTTTATAATTAAGAAGACATTCATATAAAATGACGTATAGGAGGAATTAAAAATGGTTTTGATTTTGGGGATATTTATAGTTTATGCGATTGTACAATGTATAGTTAATAATATATACGGGTATAAATGTAATAATATAGCACGGCGTTTGAGTACGCTAAATCGTCTTTTAGTTAGCATTATGATTACCATTATTATTTTAATATTGTTTTTGACTATCTGTAATGATAAAATAGAGGTGTCTTACTATAATTATCGTGAATCATACTATCTTAAGAATATGAACGATAAAGAAGCAGAGGAACCGATTTATTATAAGCACGATAAAGGTAATTACACAGTATACGCACTAAATGGGGACGAGGAAAGAGAAATAACGATACCCGCAGAAAATGTAAGTATAACTCATGATAATAATTGTGAACCGTATATTACTATTGAAGGCTTTAAAATAGAATACCCAGAATTAGGTAATATTTTACTTGGGAGGGAAGAAGATCAAGATGTGATATCGGGAGTAAAACTAGTCATACCATATGAAAATAATGACTATTTTAAATACAGAAACGAAACTAATATTTATTAAAAATAAGGAGAAGATAAAATGAAATTAAAAAAATTCAAAATGACAACTAAAATTAACAAATCAGTACAGGCTCTTTTAGATTACGAAAGAATCCCTGTTGTGAAAATATTGTCAGATAAGGACTTTGTCAATAAATATCCGCAGCTTAAAGGAATAAAATTTGGAAGAGATACAGTCGGGTTTGTTTATACTAAAGGGGATGATGTAGTTGCTATTTTATTAGCAAAAACAAAAAGATATAATATGAGAAGTGTACATAAGATTCGAGTATTTGAAGGTTATAAAGACAAAGACCTTGAACTCGGACTTATTCATACCGCAGTGATAAATTTAGACTGTGCGTATGCAATACAAAAATCCAAAGATAGCAAAGTAATAGAAGCATTTGAAGAATATGGATTTACAATTATAGAGAGTTATGGAGATAGGGTATTATTGAGTGCTACTAAACTAATATGGTAAGGAGATAATAATATGAGACTAAAGAGTGCAACACTACATGGTTTATGGGGGGTTTATAGTGCATCTGGAAAAAAGGAGATTCATATAGACTTCACAAAATGTATGCATAATATCATTTTAATAGTAGGAAAGAATGGTTCCGGTAAGACTACTATATGGGAAGCCCTGCAACCGATACCATTGCCATCATCTAAGTTTATAGACAAAGAGCCTGGATTTGTTCATTTGGAGTATTTCTATGAGGACTTAATATATAAGATAAGGATAGAATATCCAATCACCAATTCTAGAGATAGAGCTCAAACAAAAGCATTTATATCTAGAATTTCTGATAATGATTCAGTAGAACTAAACCCAAATGGAAATATCAATTCCTATAAATCTATTCTATATTCCGAATTCAATTTGGACCCGTCATTCGTTTCGTTATCGCAGATTTCTCAAGAGGACATGGGAATAGTGAATAAGAAACCATCGGAAAGAAAAAAATATGTATCTAGTATAACTGATAATATTGAAGTATACAATGATATATATAAATCTTTAGTAAAGAGATCTAGTATTTTCAGATCAATGATTAACTCTATAACGGCCAAGATGGATACTATAGGGAACCAAGAAAACCTTGTGACTAATTTAACTGCAAAGGAAGTATTGTTAGACAGGTTAGTTACTGAGAGAGAATTCTTAACAAGAAGAAAGATTGAGCTTGAAAAGGATATAGCTACTATAGATCCAGATAAAAAAATCCAAGAACAATTTCAACAATTAACTGCTCAGATATTAGAAGTTAAAAAGAAAATAGATGATAAGGAAGTTTTCATTAGCTCTATAAGAAATAGACATGGTACTGATAATCCCGAGGAGTTAAGAGAAAAAGTTTCAAAACTTGGAGAAAAGTTAATTGTAACCGAGGTTAAAATTAAAGAATTTGAAGATCAGATGCGTAAAATGCATGAACAGAAGAATTCTTTAAGAGTAAGGGCTGTTGAAAAATCAGAAAAGGTAAGAGCTATGCGTTCTGAATATAATTATGAGCAGCTCAAAGAGGAAATTCAACATACTTTTACAGCGATACGAGAATGCAAAAATCTGATGAGAATGATGGGGTTTTCCGATACTTCATCTATTATTACTAAGGATGAATTCGTTACAGGAGTGAATGTCTTATCGGTTGTTAAAGATAAGATAAACCTTGTTAAAAGCGATGCATCAAATGAAAAGGTGTTACGGTTTGCATTAGATTCTTGTAATAGAGTATCGACGACTGAAGCAGAGATAAATGATTTAAGAGTTTCATTAGAAACTGTAAGTAATTTGATATTAGTCACCACTCAAAAAATAGAGGATTATAAAAAATATAAAGCCATAGCGGATAAGTTGGTCCATAGGCCGTCTAAATGCACAATAGATAAATGCTTCTTTATAGAAGATGCGGTAGAGGCGTCTACTAAGATTTCTAAATCTGATTTATTAGAATCAGAAAGGCTTTTAGGGGTATATAAAGCCGAGAAAGACGAATACACTAAGGATTTAGAGTTTTTAGTAGAACAACTGAAACTTGAGCATAAAATAAATGGCATTATAGAATATATTCAAAGCAATTCTTCTATCTTATCTAAATTTCCTACGTGTGATTCTCTGCTGGATTTAGAAATCTTTTTAGAGGAATTTTGTAATTCTTTATTTATAGATAAGATATCTGAACTGGTTAATAGCATGAATCGGGCTAATGTTTTTGAGAATTATAAATCTCTTTCTTCTAGATTGGCAGATCTAGAGAGAGATGAAAAAATCTATGCAGACAAAGAAAAAACAATTGCGCTAATAGAAAATGATATAAGGGAATTAGACAAAGAGTCGGACGAGATAGTGCTGGCTATAGATAGAGTCAATACTCAATTATTAACTCATAAAAACCTGCTAGACAGATATGTATCGGAGAAAAAAGATTTAGAGAATGCTATTTCGATAACTACAACATACAGCGAAGAGTGCAGGAATCTTAATGTATTAGATGCAGGTGTATCTCAGATTGCAAACAATATCAAGGCTATAGAAGAATATGTTAATGGGATAAATGAAATAAATTCTCGATTGTCTGCTATTGAATCTGATATGAAACCCATAAGTGCTGAAAAAGAACAATTGAGATTTTCTTTAAAGCAGCTTGAAGAATATAAGAGTGAATTATCTTTGTATACTGAAAAATACAATACCGTAGAGATAATCAAGAAATACTCATCTCCAACAAAAGGTGGCATTCAGACTTTATTCATGCAGCTATATATGGGCAAGACTATTTCTATGACCAATGAATTATTAGCTACATTGTTTGATGGGAGAATGGAGTTAGAACCTTATATTATTAATGATACGGAGTTTAGAATTCCTTGTATAAATAAAGAATCTAATGTATATCATGATGATATAAGTTCATGTTCATCTGCTGAGAGGGCTATGATATCCATGATGATAGGGTTCTCATTGTTGTACCATAGTTCAACTATGTACAATATCCTTAGGATGGATGAAATAGACGGGGCGTTAGACCAGGATAATCGAAGCAGCTTCATCGGATTACTAAATTCTTTTATGAATAAATTCGGTATTGAACAATGCATAATGATTTCTCATTCTTCAGAAATTAATATGGGGGAAGCAGACGTTATTCAATTAATTCCAGTAGCTGGTGCTCAGAATAGCGGTAATATCATATTTACGTATGAATAAAACAAAAAGTTTGGACTAGGCTAAGCAAGCCTAGTCCATTTCTTTTTTGTTGTGGTTTTAGATTTGACGCTGCCATATTGTACAAGGCTTATTAATAAGTTGTATAATTTAATATTCATTTAATATAGAAGTGTCATTACCAACTGTGATGATTGGATAAGATTCTCCAATATTAGTATTGGTTGCAATTCCTGCAGAGAAATCAGGATGGGTATCTTCTAAGAAAGATGCATCTAATCTGTCTATCTCTGGGTGCGATTGTCCTGTAGTGACGTCTATTACATCAAAATATGCCTGTCCCGTTGCCTTATTATATACGTATACCTGTTGTATATTTGGGTTAGCATCAGCCATCATTAAGTTTTGAGCAGGAGTTCTATTGGATATATAGTTTTGATAACCTGTACTATCCGTATCGCTAGTTCCTGTGACTATATTTGGGATGGTTTGATTTGGTGAACCAGCATATGTCATCTCTAGTGTAGACGGACCAACTAATCCAGCCGTGCTTATGCCAGTTTGTCCTCCGACCGGAGTTGAAATGAGTGCATTATACATATCCATGATCGTCTTATCGTCGTCTTGATTGTCAAGCATCTTCATTTCTTTAGATCTCTTGAATTCCATTTCATTACATTTAGTGATGGTACTATTCAATTCCCTGGCTGCTGTTATTTTTTGATTTATAAAACTGCTGATATTACCCTGTAAGAATGATATTAATTGATATTTATTTCTTATTTGCTTAGCTTTTCTAAGATCATCTAAATCGCTTTTCAATTCAGCAAGTCCTATATCTAATTGTGCTATTGCAGTTTTGAGAATTGCATCAGTTTCAGTATATTGTTCTTTATACGGGGCATTTGCATCTGCATCTTTAGGAACAATACCGGTAGTATTTATTTGATTAGAAGACTTTCTTTTCTTTTTTGATGGTTCTTCTTCTGTTATGGATAATGGTACAGATAGGTCATTTCCTATTAAATTACTGAAATCCATATTGAATCCCTCTAAAGAAATATCTTCTTGTTTAGACTCTGTAACTGCTTGAACGGACTGTTTTTGTTTAGATTGCTTTTTTGATGCAAATCTTTTTCCTATATCTGGAATTGGTTCGTATGTCATCGCTCTTATAAGTTCCATTTTGATAACCTCCTTAATATGATTTATTTGTATGTAAAAAGGCTCAAGTTGCAATTATACATTTTCTAAAACATTATTATAATGCATAATTGTGCCTGTTTAGGTGCAATTAGAGATTTGTTAATATATTATATATAAAATAAGAGAAAGGATTATAAATTACTATGAATGACGATTTACAAAAGTACTTAAGTGAAGTAATCAAAACTACAAAACTCGAAAAGATTGTTAAAGACCCATCTTCTAAAATTGTAACCGTATGTGGGCCGTTAGGTAAAGACATTGATGGGTTTAATGCGAAGTTTATACTAGACGTTCAAAGTGAGTTAACTAAATTAAATTGCCTTCCTTTTATTCCTATTATAACATGTAATGGTGATTTTTTGGAGAAGAAAGATTTATATAGAGTCGCTCATTTGAAAAAAATAGCAATGAGCGATATTGTGGTATTTGTTAATTTCTGGGGAGATGAAAGTTATAATGGGGAAGGTACTAATTTAGAAATAAGATTTTCTAGGCTTACTAATAAAACCATTTTGTATACCTATATCCCAACAGATGAAAATTACTCATATGAGGAATATAATGATTTAATTTTAGATTCCATTCCATTATATAAGGAGACTAAAAAGGAGTGCACTCATAACCCAGAACCATTAGATGGTGTTAGTTTTTATAAAGGAAGTGATGCTTCATGGGAATAATTAAGGGTTATCCAGAAGGAAGCGACATTACCGTTTTAAATACTGATTACCATTATCCTCATAAAAAAGAAGATGGAAAATATACTGATGGTGATATTACTATAGTATATAAGGACAATCGTACTGGTAAAAAGCACTTTCAGGTTATTAATAATCCGGATTATACTTTTTATGCTGCTAACGATGATGTATTAGTAGAGCATCCAGTTTTATATATAGAACGCGATAAGGTTCATCCGGTTACGGTCCCGTATAAAAATCTAGATAAAAAGATAGCCGAATTAACTGGCAATGAAGATTTTTATTACGAGAATATAAGAAATGGAAATAGAAGAAACAACAGAGAACTACATTATTTGCCGAATATCTTCGGTTCTACTATGAGTGTGGAAAATCATTATAGATACTTGTTCAATGAGCAGTATGTAAACAATCCGTTTAAGATAAAGAAGGCCTACTTCGATATTGAGGCTGATACTATTAATATGGACGAAGACTTTCCAAGAATGGGTGAGTGTCCAATTAATGCGATATCTTATATAGATGAATCCACTAACATAATTCATTCATTCCTATTAAGAACTAAGGGAAATCCTTTAATAAAAGAGTTTGAAAATGAAGTTAAAAGTGGCAAGATATTTAATGAAGTTAAAGAATTTATAACAAATGCCGTAACTCCTAAATTGGCTCGCAAATACGGATTAGAAGATTTTGAAGTAAAGTTTCATTTTTATGATGAAGACGATGAAATAAGATTAATTCAGGACTTCTTCTTATTGGTTAATTTAAATGAACCGGACTTCTTAGTAGCATGGAATATGGCATTCGATATTCCATACATTGTTGAGCGTATTAATATTCTTGGATATGACCCAAGAGAAATAATGTGCCATAGAGATATAAAGCCAGAATTTAGACACGCTAAGTATTATATAGACACAAGAGCAGAAACGTTTGCTGAAAGAGGAGATTATTATGATATATCCTCTCATACTGTATATCTTGATCAGTTGATACAATTTGCTTCCAGAAGAAAAGGTCAGAAAGAGTTAGACTCATATAAACTCGATGATGTAGGCGATGTAATAGCAAAGGTACGAAAACTTGATTATAGTCACATTACTACAAATATATCTAAATTACCATATTTAGATTATAAGACATTTGTATTCTACAACATAATGGATACTATAGTGCAAAAATGTATAGAATCTAAGGTTAAAGACTTAGACTATGTATTTGGTAAATCATTGGCACAGAATACTGATTATAGTAAAGTGCATCGACAAACCGTATACTTGACCAACCGTGCATATTCTGAATGGCTAAAAGACGGATTAGTAATTGGAAACGGAAAGGGAATACAAGAAAAGGTCCCATTCCCAGGAGCATTAGTAAGTCAGCCGCTTAATAATTCTGATTACTCCAAGATGAAGTTTGACAGACAAACTGTTGATATAGTAGATAATATGTGTGACTTCGATTATAAAGCACTGTATCCAACAACAGCATGTCAGAATAATATGGGTCCAAACACTCAAATTGGAAAGATTAAGATTGAACAGAAAGTATTTGAGAAAGAGAATCCATTTAATAATAAATTCTATGACCGCGGCGGACAGTTTATTGAGGATTATACTTCTGGAGACGCTCTTAGCTTTGGTAATAGATGGTTACATCTTGGAACCTATACTGAAATATTGGACGACGTCACTGAATTCTTTACAGTAGTAATTCCAAATGCACAGCATATTAGAAACGGTATGCAAAATGGAATGTCCTATCAAACTAATGCATTGATGCCGGGTATGCAATATCTAGATGAAGGTGAATATATGAAAGGAATGCTATATTACCCCGGTACAATGAATAAAAAGGAGGTACTTGAAAATATAAAATGGTAAGACGCGCAGAACAACTAGAAACGATTTTTAAGTTGGCTAAAATACCTAAGAAAGAAATAGTGGCATTTTATCCCAACGGATTAATATTTGGCACAGACATTAATTTTGCTAGTATTACCGAAGTCATTTCTTATAATGCATTTACTCCGTTATCATATCCGTATGAAGTGGATATAAAAGAGTTCTCTTCATTTATGAAAACTTTATCTACATGTAAAGACGGGTTTGTAAACTATACACCATTTGAGATACAATTAGTTATGGGCAATGGCTATAAGGAGTCGTTGCCCATGTATTTTAGTGTAAATGACATGGGAAGATTATATCAAACTTACGCATCCGTTAAACTACGTCCTGTAATACAGCGTATACAATCCGCAAATAAGGATAGTATATTAGAGGATATGTTTAAATTGAAAGTATCCGATGGGGCAAAAATTTATAATATTGGAGAAAAGTTAATGACTTCATTTAATTCTATACATCCAGTAAATAAATCAGACACTGCAGATATTTTAATAAGAGATCATGACGAAATTTCATTTACTGCAGAATTTGTTATAATTAAAAAGGATTGTGAGTTGCACGAGTTATTTAGACATAGAAAAATATAAATAGTGAGAGGGAACAGAAGAGAAATGAACAATACCGATTTTAAACAGCTATCGTTAGACATAAGAGTATTTGCAAGCTATTACAATAAGTGGATGGATGAAAATGACATTAAACAATCAGTAAATCGTATAATGTCAGCATGTGTACAAAATTCATCTACAGACAACACTAATTTATTCAGTCTGATTTATCAGATTTGTAAACTTATTTTGCTTGAAGATTGGTGTAGCACAAACTCTGGGAGTCTTAAGATTAGACAAATAGGGAGTGCATTAAATACTCTAATAAACTTTACAAATGAAGAGGGGTATATACGGACCGATACAATTGACGTTCATGATTATACCAGTGTTTGCAAAGCGATGTTGAGTATCTGCAATATCCTTGATGGAGCGATGAGTTATATACCATATATTGTAAAAGACGATATAGGTCTATGTACGTTATACGTTCTCAAAAATCTTAAAGAAAAAGAATAAACAGATTTGCGGTAGGAGTTCTATGCTCCTACCGTGCTTTTATTTTTTGCCTCCTGAAACATATATTTAATTACGTTAAAGGAGGTTTTACCGTGGCTAAGCGAAAAAGTAATTTTAATATAATTAATAAACGGCTTTCTACTATTAAAGACTTAATGGGAAGCATTTATAAATCCACATATGGTTCAACACCAGAACTATCTGATTCAGTAGATAATATTTCTCAAGAAATAGAAGATAATATATCTGCTATTGTTTCTAGAAACAATATGGATAGTGTTTCTGGAGTTGCAAAATTATATACTAGATTGAAAATAGGACAGATAGATGGTAATGGAGATTTGACAAAAAAAGTATCTGATGTGCTCACTGATACGTCTTCGATAAATGGTATCTTGTCCATGTATATGGAAAATAGATGGATAAAGGATCTTGATCTTGAGTATGAAACAATCCTTAGATACATGCCGAGATTAAAGGAGGCTATGAAAGCCAAGAAAGAAAACGTATTATCTTCAGATAACTTTTCAAATGATTTTATTAATGTATCCCCAGTTGGTGTAACAGATAAGACGGATTTATCTATGTTTGCTGCAAGAAATTCAGAATTAGAAGAGCTATATGATTTACAAAGATTTTACGAGAAATCATATGACAAAGCAGCAATGGGAGAGTGTTTTGTTTACTGTGTTCCATATTCTAAGGCTATTAAAACTCTTCTTATGAATAAATCAAAAACCACCCCCGGAAGAGTATTTGGAAATAATTTGCATGGGGTATCAAGAGAATCATCAGTACAGGAGATAACTATAATAGAAAACGGAGTCATTAGTAGTGACATAGCTACGTATGAGATGGTAGAAAAGATAATATCAGATAAAGAAAAACATCACATCTGTGAAGTATCTGATATACTTCCAAACAACTTTAAAGTTATTATAGATAATAGGGGGTTTCTTGAATCTGCTTTTAACGAGAGAGGAGACGCTGAAACTTTTATATCTAATTCTCCATCCACAGTGTTAGAAAGTTATGGTACCTATTCAGAGTCTAAAATTCCTATTGACACTCAAACAGTGCCAGATCAATTAGAAGTTCCAAAAGACTTTAATTATAAAACATCACATGATGGGTTAATATTAAAAGACGATGGGGATGTTAGGGTCCAAGGAGCAGTATTAAAAATTCTTGATAAAGAAAATATTATTCCATTGTACCTAAATGATACTTGTTTAGGATATTATTATTTGGAATTTAATAATGGAAGTTCTTATGATTTATTAACGAGTAATGACCATGTTCTAGGTAGAGATATGATAGGGTTCACTGGAATTCAACCGCAAGGTAGAAACTTTGCTAATGCTGCTATAGAGAACTCTAGAGATCAATTACTATCTCGTATAGCATGGAACATATCAAGCAGAATAGATTCTAAGTTTATAAATAAAAATCAAGATCTTGTTAAGGATATTTATGAGATTCTTAAATACAATGATTTAGCAAATGCTCAAGCGCTATCATCTATAAGAATAACCTTTATACCGCCGGATGATGTAGAACATTTATTCTTTGAGCAGGATGAAAAAACCCATAGAGGTATTTCTGATTTGGCATATGCATTAATTCCGGCTAAACTTTACTCTTGTTTATATATAACAAATACTTTAGGACATCTAACTCGTGGACATGATAAGAGGGTATATTACGTTAAGCAAAATGTAGAGACGAATATAGCTCAGACCATGGTTAATGTGATAAACCAAATTAAAAAAGGAAATTTTGGTTTAAGGGAAATAGAGAATATGAATAGTATTCTTAATATTACTGGAAGATTTAACGATTTCGTAATACCTGTAGGACCTTCTGGTGATTCTCCTATACAATTTGAAGTGATGCCCGGGCAAGATTTTCAATCTGATAATGAACTCATGGATAGGCTTGAGGAAATGTCAATTAATAGTACTGGTATGCCCATAGAGTATATTCAAAATAGAATGAATTCTATAGACTTTGCAGTTCAAGCTACTACTGTAAATCTTAAGGTGCTTAGATCGTCATACACTAGACAAAGGATATTTGGCAAATTCATGACTCGTATTCAAAGAAGACTATACAAATATCAGTATGGAGATGATTTGGATATGAGATGTATGTTGCCTCCTCCGATAGTAGCTAGTGCAGTGAGCATGAATGATATAATAAATAATGTCAGACAGAGTGTCGAAGCAATAGCATCATATGAATACGATGGTTCTACTGATCCTGATGCTGAAGCTAAAAAGGCTATATTTATTAAAATCGAAATGCGTAAAAGATTAGCAGCATATGTACAAGAAGATGATATTAAGAATTCTATAGATGCTGCTGAGTTAGAGTTTGCTAAGACTAAAAAGAATGAGGAATAAAATATAGAGGTACGGACCTTTGCCCGTACCTCCAATCTTTTTATCATTATCTAGTTTCAGAAGACTGACCATATCTTGACTCGATATTTTTCAGAGCTGCCCATTGATGATAATCAGAATTCCATTCAACCGGCTCTGGGTCAGTATTAACACCCTGTACAAGAGAAGCCGTTCTATTATCAAGTCTAGCAGAAGCTGCATTTTGAACAGCACCAGTCTTGTTGATGTATGCAAGCATCTTCAGTGCTCTCTTTTCAATCTCTGGACCGTCTATCGGGAAACACTGGAAAGTGACATCAATCTGTTTAGATTCGATGGTTGCCTTATCAGATTCGTAGATAGACGTACGAGCATTGTTTGGCCATGCATTAGCAAGGTAGTAAGCAGCTTCAAGACCGAGTCCAGTATTATCTGTTACGAGATAAAGCAAGTTAAATACTTCATTCTCGAAACCAGCAGCTAACTCACCATTTGCAATAAGACCGTGGTACGTCTTCATCTGAGTTCTCGGGTCTCTTACACCTTCAATATAGTATTTAATAAATCTAGTAATAGTAGATCCAGATTTCTCAGTAAACGACATGGTTACTTCAGTAGCAGATTGCTTATTAGCTTTACCCGCAGCATTGATAGTAGAAACACCGTCAGTGTATTCAAGTGTATCTACACTGATATCTTCAATACCAGTAAGTCCTTTAAATTCCCATTCGAGAATATTATAGAACGCATCTGCCACCTTTCTAAACTCTTCGTCATTATCGGCACATTTCTCAATAAATACCGGTTTATCTACAATAACCAGGAGAGAGTGACCAGACTCATACATGTTCAACTGCTTAGCATTGGTGAAATCAGTAACTCCACGCATCTTACTAAACTCTGAACCAGCACGAGGATTCAACGTATAAGTATCATAATAATCTGTGTATACCGCCTGTTTAGCCATTAATTACTCCTCCTTTCTTATTAATTTTGAGACAGTGTTGACGCCATTAAAGTATACAAGTTAAAGATCTCTTGCTGCTCATAATCTTTAAATACAACAAATACATCAGCTTCAAATATCTTATTTGCTATCATAACATCATCCTGTACATAATCCATAACGATGGATGTAAAGTTAGAGCTTCTACGATTGATGATGTTGTTAACGTCATTTCTATACTGGATAAGATCCTTATCAGTAATAAATGCATAACGGTATCTCGGGCACTCAGTACGGATGTCATGCATAACCTGCGTGATTGCAAAGATATTGTTGACATAACCAAGCTGCGTTCTTGCAAGGTCTTGAGAAGTATACTGGGTCTCCAGCACGATCTCGTCTCCAATGATGCTTAAGTAATTCAGAGAATTATCACTTAACAATTCCTTCTGGTCCACATTCGGCCCAACCTTAGGAAGATAAGATATTGTTCCATCTATAATCTCCGGGAAGGTGAAATTATACCTTATACCACTAAGAGGAGCATTTCTGCGATTTATCAAATGATCTACTAATTTGCTGCAGAGTAGATATGGCAAAGTAACAGTAATCTGCTTCTTTGTCCAGTAGTCAATGATATCGCAGCTCTGTGGATAATCTGCACAGAATACACTTCGTTCATGATCTGATCTAGCAAACATAATAGCATCATAGCTTGAAAGCCCAAGACCATAATCTCTCAGGTATAAGGTATCTTGACGCCAATCGACAAGCTTAGTTAATGCTTCTTTAACAGCAAACGGATAGTTTGCGTCAGTAATTGCGTCGATTTGATATCTGTCCACATCAGTAATACTGTTGTCGAAGTCTCCGTCTACCACAGCGCACATCTGCTCAGCCAAGAGGTCCGGATGCTTGATAGGCATGTCGCCAAACGAACCATTATCTCCTTCCTGAATCATCATTCCGAGTTCAGAACTGAGGTCGTACCCGTTTTCGTCTATGCTAATTTGCTGCAAAGATTCGCCTTTACGATTCTTACCGAAAATCGGGTCGATTGTACGAAGTTCTTCCTCTGCTATACCGGTAATATCAGCAAGACGTGATATAAACAGGTTAGTAGAATCATCAAATGCTGCAGCCTTTATTTGAAGGAACTTTTTAGCACTCTCTGTAATGGATCTACTTTCTCCGAGATACATGGAGTCCTCATTGAAGTTGAACCATACGTATTCATCTTCTTCTTTTACCTCGCCGATGTAATTGAATTTATACATCTGCATATTCATGTTCTTACTAATTATATAATCCGGTTTGATGCTAAATCTCTTAGAAGATACGCCTCTACCAATATCGGTTACAATCCATAATGGATATATGTAACGGTGAATGTCAGGATCTTCAGTATCCGGAACCTGCCCAACCGGGTTCTCATCGGTAAGCGGGTCTCCTACCTTAGTTACATGCTCATAATCAATTTCATCACCGTACTCAAGCTCATCTTTTACAAGACGTTCTGCATAGGTACGAGCCTCTTCGAGAGTCTTAATACCTTTGATAGAAACAGCGTCATAGAGAATCTTAGCTGTATTCATCATTGCTCTCTCGTTTGTAGCATTATTAGAATCCGTAGTTTCCTGACCAGTTACCTTGTCGATAAACAACGGTTTTCCAGCGGAATCTACCTTCTGGACTTGTTCACTGGATACCTTTGCGAGTATAACCAGGTTAGCAAGATACGCATCGTCTGCCACTACTCTTTTACAGAGAAGCTCACCACCGGCTTTAATAATGCTTGCTGCCTGAATCAATGGCTGACCATGTTTCTTATATGATGGTGCATTCCCATACAGTTTAAAGAAATCTGTGCCGCGAACTCTTCTAAGATTTTCTGGGCCTTTATCCGAACTAAACAGCTGGAAAAACAACGGACTTTGCAGTCTGTCTTCTACTGTTGTGTCGATGAAGGTACGATCATATAAGTGAATAAAAGTACCCGGACGGTTTTTACTATTCAAAACTGCCATCTTATTATATCCTCCTTTATTTATTTCAAATAATAATTCAAAATTTACATTCAAAGTTAATAAATGTAATTTACCAATATGTTACCTGAACCTCGTATCGGGGGACTCTATGAATTAATGGCCCATCATTATTTTTTCCATTGGATTATAAACATCTTCTTTGGAATCCCCCATATTTATTGCTGCTACAATGGCTTCATTCCAATTCTCACTTAAAATTGCACTGAATGGGGATATGTATTTAGGGACATCTCTTATTGGTATTGAAACATATCCATTCATATCTCCTTTTTTAAATTTGGATGATGCATAATATGGGGTAGAGATATCATCTTTATCTCTACATAATTCTGATATCAATAATCCAAATAATTGCCAATTGGTTTTATAGTTTCCACCATTTAATCTCATAGATTCATAAAAATATTCTTGTATTTCGTTATATGGTATAAAGGTAGGTATATTTCCAGTTTTGACAAACATTCTATAGAACTCTTCTACATTTTCTATATCTTTAGCCAATAGCAAAGAACTCATAAATTTATCTTCATTATTATCAGAATAGTGAAGAATTCTATAATCCATTTTTTCTTGGCCTTCCAGCAATAATCCCTTTACTTTTTCTATTTTGCCAGGTCTAGTAGTAAACTTTGTAGGTAATTTTAATTGCCTAATATTTTTTGTTGGGTCTGATTTGCTTGATGATATTTGTGAGTATAATAATATACCCATAGTATCTATATATTCACCGTTTACAATAGCAAATCTCATATCAAACCATTTTTCTGGTATGTATAATAGCACTTCTCCGTTTCCGCTATATACTAATGAATTGTCTTTTTTCTTAAAATAGGATGGTAGCATGTTCATGTAACTCCCTTCATAGTAAAATTACATGAATGTTTTGGCGATAAAAACACCCGGATAGGACCCAAGCCCTATCCGGAAAGATTATCTTATCGGTATTCCTCTTGATTTTAAAGGCGTCTTCTTAGTAAGTTCGCCCAATGGTGGACGCCCAGCATTCATAGTAGCTAAATCATTAAACTCACCGGTTATGGGATTTGGCTTATTAACCGTGTCTTTTCTTGGCTTAGTGATATGATTGTTAAATGCATTCTGCTCTTCTGTGAGTTGGTCTTCATATATAAGACCTCTTTCTCTTACTGGATAATGTGGGCCTTCTATGCATCCTGGAGTTAACTCTCCTACTTCTGGCAAATCCTCAAAATTATGGTTAAAATGTCTTATTTGAAGAATGTCTATCATTTTTATATCAATGATATCTTCAGAAAACTTTTCAGAACAGTCAAGGACAATATTGGACACATTGTCTTCTGCGCTGCTTAATTTCTTGATATTAGCAACTTTGATGTCCATCACTCGTCCTCTACGTACCACTACCCGTTGATCATTCTCTATGAATTGTATAGAAACCATTTCTCCAACTCTAGTTATATAAGTGCTTCCATCATCCATACATATTTCTACACATGGCAATAGCTTATAGCTCTTTGCTTTTGGTAGTGGTTCTATTGTTCCTATTTCAGGATGCCAATGACTATTTTTTCCCATTCTTTTTGCCGTTCCTTTCTTTTAATTTCTCTTCATCCTTTTGGATAATAAGATCAAGGAATTTACAAATATTTTCCTTTACTTTATCGTTAAAATCCTGATTTCCAATGGTCGTTTGCAGTAACAGAATGTTTTGTATGAAGAAATACATAAACACATGTTGCGCAATATTAGATGGTGTATAAAGTCTTGTATAAGAAATGAAAGCAGCTATAAATTTCTGAATAGAAACTATATTATATTTCTCTGGAAGGATCTTATCTAATACTGGGATAGTAGTACCTATATCTCTGATAGTAAAATTAGACTTGTAGTATTTCTGGTTAAAGTCGGAGCAAGTCTTTTTAAATTTATCTATCATTATAGGTTTGATCTTGATTTTTCCGGCAGCATATGCTTGGTACATTTCTTCATAAGTATAAGCTTGGATAAAAGCATGAGAGCACAGTCTAAGCATCATAGCTTTTTCCAATGCCTCTTCATCATCTGGATGCTCTTGTTCTAACTTGTCTGCCATTTCAATCATTTCTACTTCGTATTTATGCTGATGCATATTTTCAAATTCTTTAAGACTTTCTTCATGATCTTTAGAAATCTTATCCAACTCTTGGTTTGTAAAAGTAGAGAGATCTCTAAATACCGTCTTTTGATAGTTATTTGATATAATTACATCGAATAGGTCTTTAGCAAGATTATTCTTCATGGCATTCATGATAGACAGCGAAGCCTGACGTTGCATTCCGCCTTCATTGGCTACTCTGGATATCTGCGTCTGAATTGCCTGGGGCAATGACTTAAAATATTGGAATTTTTCTCCGCTCTTATATCTATTTACCGCGAGTTGCAGTGTGTTTACATCAGATTCGGACAATTTCAGATCGGGAAAACTAGTAGAAACATATTCATCTAAGAATTCCCTCTGTATGTCTAATTTACTGATGTCCTCTTCTTTCATATTTATAAGATTATCAACACTTTCTTCTGTTACAACATTTGGGGCTTGTGCCAATGGAATAGTATGTACCCCACCAGAACCGGTTATTGTTCCTACCACTTTTTCAGATTTAATTTCATTTTTACTAGAAGTATTTTCTAATACTCCATTATTTGAAGGTAAATCCTGTGTAGGATCTCTATCTTGATCCAGTATCTCGGCAAGCCTATCAACTTCAGCATCTGTTAGATCTTCGTTTTCTCCTATTAATTTTCCTAATTCATCTGCACGTTCTAATAACTCATCATAATTTTTGTTTACATTCATTTTTAGTGTCCTCCTATAAATATTAAATTGTAGCTGGAATTAAATCTGCTGATAATTCTTGCAATCTTAACCTTATCATGGTTAAGATAACCGGACCGCATATCGGGTCCTTAACACATGGAACAAATTGAGATTGAAATACGCTTATTACCTCTTTGGTATAGCTGCATAATAGCTTAGTTATATTTGAATCAAAAGTTGATACATATATAAATGTTTCCATATCTATATCCATTCCACATATATTAGCTATTACCTTTTCTAAATTAGCATGTATCAATGCTAAGTTAGTATTATTCTTAAACATTTTTCTACTATAATTAGATCCGAGATCTTTATTACTAGTTTTTTTAGATTCTGCTATATTGATGGACTCAACAATAGCATTCTGCTCTCTGATAATAAAATTCGAGAAGAAATTTATTATATTCAGAGTATATCTTGAAATGAAGAAATCATACAAAAAATAAACTAAAGAATATAAATCTACATTCTCGGGATTATTACGATCAAGACTAATAGAAAGATTGTTCAATGAACAAACCTTTTCCATTATTGTTCTGAGTATCATATTATGAGACTGTGTTAATTCCTCTGCGTGCATTGGAATAGCAGACAATTGAAATTTGAAATTTTGATCAATTGCATTAACCAAATTTCCAACGTATAATTGGTATGGTCTAAATCTATTATTATATCTGGTTTCTACAATATCGTATATCATATCTGTAGAAAAGTTTCCTATTATGGAACTAATTTCATTATCAGATAAAATGCCATATTCAGTGTTGTTACTTACAAAAGACATGATTGAGAATCTCCTCCTTCTACTTTTTTGAAATTTACTTTTATATATTTTATTTTATCGTGTGGAATGATCATAGAATCTCCATTCTTATTAACGATAATAGTACAGTTACTCTTGCACGTATAAGATGTAACCTCATCATATTTTTCTATATTACCATTATCAAAATAAATAAATGCTTCAAAAAGTAAAATTCTACTACTACCGAATCTTATTTCAGATGGATCCATTGTTTTAATCAAAGATGCATTATAGGATCCTTTTAGCTTATCCAAGTCAACTTTAGGTGCACTATTATTAGCCGGTGGAGTAGGATTTATCCCACTATCTAATTGCCTAAGAATAGTATTAAAATTATTATCACTCATAGCGATTCCTCCTGTTTTATTTACTAAGGAGTTGAGATAAGGATAAATCCCTACTCCGTTTAAAGGAGTAGGGACAATACAGATCATCTTATTACAATATTATTAAAGTATTTCTGCATCGCTGCTCTTTCTTTATCTTGTTGCTCATCGTTTGGATACATATCGTTGAACATGCTATCTGGAATCTTGTATGTTCCTGCGGTCATTAAATCCTCTTCATCAACATGATATTTCTCAGCATATGCTTTTCTTCCAATGGGATGACTTATGAAAGCTTGTATTGCAGCAGAATCTTGTTGTCTTTGTTTTTCCAAGAAATCCTCATATAAAATGCTCTTATCTGATTCTATATATTCCAATGACGCTTTGATATCTCCGTCAATCTCTGTTTCAATATATTTGGAAATATCATCAAATGAATCATTTTCTATATAATCTATCTCTACATCTTCCTCGGTGTCTGTACGTATCATACGTTTATCCATACCGAAGTTTTCCATAAGGTCTTTTCCATAGTACCATACATAGAGAGCCATTAGATATGAGAATATCTGGTCATCATGCCCGTTATCCGTGTGTTCTATACGACCATTCTTTTTCACTTCAAGCGTGCACAATTCATTATAAAGAATCTCTGCAGCAAATTTATTCTTATGATTATCCATTCTGTCTCTAAGAATTTCCATAAGAAGATTTCTAGAAGCTTTAGTTTCGTCAAATCCATATACTTTAGTTTTTATCTTACGCTTGTTAAATCCGGAACCATTTGGATCTATCCGGTCTTCAACAACTCTGTCTTTAATCTCATAATAGAGATTACGTTTAATCTTAGAGTTCTTCAATAAGCCTATAACGGAAGCTCCGAAACCACCATTTCGCTCAATATTAACTATCGCATTTGGCATGTACTTGACTACAAGTTCATAAATGCATTTAGCCAAATCTGGAATTGATATATAATTACAATTTAGCGTTGCAATTACATCTGTAGTTTCAGAATCTATTACTGTTATAGCCGAAGAATCTTTATTATAACCACCAGAAACATCGACTCCTATGATAGGAGGAAATCTCTTAATCTGAGCCCTCTTATAAATATTCATAGTGAATATTCTGTTAAGAGTTATAGTATATAGCGGCGGCTTAATCTTAGTTTTTACAGCCTCAAGGTCTTGTTTTGTAAATGGAGAGTTATCAGAAGATACAGACCACTCAAGAAGAACCTCACGTCTAATCTTAGGCCAGTTTTTCTTAAGTTCCTTGACCATTCTCTTGAAGTAATCAATTCCGGAACCGAGCTGCTTATAAGTAAATCTAGCATAAAAGAACGTGGAACTATCATTAAGGTTCTGTATTTCCTGCATCTGTTGATATGAATAATCGTAAAATACTTCTTGGAAAGGAGTAGCTGCTTCTTTAGTAGCATAAGCATCTTTCCCTTCATCCGTAGTCATATCTCCAGGTGTAGTAGTTATAAGTATACCATATGGAGCTCCATTGTTCTTTGCATTGCCAGAAGCCGTAACAAATGCAGGAGTTGCAGCAGCATATATAATATCATTAAATAGAATAAATGCGTACTCATCATACCATTGCATCGGCATGGTACAACCACGACCTAAACCGTCTGCTCCAGCTTTATTTCTAGCACTAGATTTAGCAACTATCAGGTTTCCATTGGAAGGATGTGCTATCTTTTCTGCTCTATTCGTAGCTTTTAGCTTTTTACCATCAAAACCATATGCTGAATCCATAATCAAGTAAGAAGGTAATGCCGCACGAATATTCTTAAGACGAATTAAGTTATCCTTAGAATCTTCATGCTTCTTATTCATAAATGCTATCTGTGAGTTGGTTGTGCCAAAGTTAAATACCCATAAGTACCATACACAAGCACTTACCGTTTTACCGTGCTGACGAGGCAATTCTAGAAAGAGATTAAAATTATTTACAAAACAATAATTTAGTGCTAGATTTCCTCTATGCAGTTTATACGGTACACCACCGCCAACAGTTCCACCTTGATCTGGAATTCTTACAACTTCTCTTATAAAATACCAAAAGTTTCGTTGACATTCTAAGAATATCTTCTTTTTCATCATTACATTTAGCTTAGGGTCTCTAGGGTCTACTCCTATTAAATCCGTATCATATATAGCTAAAAAGAATGCATTATTTTGAATACCTATTGATTTTAAGAAATAATGCATATCCAAGAATGATTGATTTTTGGTATTTGTATCATAGGTAATTGTAAATTGCATTTGTGGTTGTTGTTGAACTACCACGATGAATTACCTCCCTTCCATTAAAATTATATGGATGTTCTGGAAAGGAGGGTTTAGGGGTGTTAAATGAAGCGGCTTAAACAAAAAATAAACTCGGGTAGGAGTTTATCCCACCCGAGCATACTTTTATTTATATTTTCTCTTTTTATTCTTTACATCATATATTCCGATGCTGATACCAGAAAGAATCATAACTGTTGCTATCATGATATTTTTAATGACTAACACGATATCTGTATTTCCACTGATCTTTACTAGTATAGCTGCTCCAGAAATCATAAGAATCATTGAAATTAATGTGAATAGTCTGATATGTAAATTAACCATTATATCAGTTCTTCTAATCAATTTCTTTATTAGTATTCTATATAATTTCTTGGCTGCTTTTGTTTCTGGTTTGATATACCTCTTGTTAACCTCTTTACAGATTAATGCTAGTTTTTGACTTTCAGTTAGATTCTTCCTTTTTGCTCCGCCATTTCCTTTGATTACTGTGAAATTTCTCTCCTTATTATAATTCCTCGCTAAATTGTTATTCATACTTTACCCCTTTCTTTGCTATACGCAAACTATATTATTATTTCACAGATATGATATATAAGTGAAACAAGTATAATTCACGTTATTTATCTTTTGACGGAGCAAGCAGTATTTCTTCTTCTTCATCTATATACATCATACCCTTTATCATTTCATCTTCTTCTGGAGAAAGTTTCACCTTGCGAGATTCCATATTCATAAATTCCTGTGGTCTAGGCATGAAATATAAATCGGTCTGTGAAGGAGCGGTTTTGGTATATGACAAAGGATTATACAGTGTCTTACTAATTTTCTGATATTCTAAGCTTACTGTTATAGATGGATGCTTTTTCAAAGCAGTATCGAGGTTAACCAATGCATACTCTGCATTTTCATCGGTCCAATCCGGATTTTCAAGAACTTTATCGTCATCAAGACCTAATCTAATTTGATTAGCTATAATAACTTCCAGATGAACTGCAGAAACAGAAAGATTGCCATTTATTACTGCATTTACAAATTCTTGAATAATAATGTCTTTAGTCATTCCATTTACTTTTGGAAGTTTGCTAATAACCTCTTTAACCTTGTTAAGAGTATCGCTAAGTTCATTATTAGCAATATGAACAAGGAAAAGATCTGTGTCTATTAGCTTCTCCATGTCTATCATATAGTTTCCTTCTGTTGGCTCAGGCATAGACTTAACCAAATCAGAAAGCTCCTGTGAAAGCATTAGTTCATCATTACTCTTTAGATAAATCTGAGTAACCTTTCCTTTTGGGCTTATCACGTTGAACCATCTTACAGTTTCCTCTTCTTCTTCATCAAAATCCATACATGCAGTATCTATTTCTAGAGTCCATTTCTTACAATCGAAATCATCTTTTATATGAATGGCGTTATAACTCACATCAAATATATCAGAAAATTCATCACACCAATCGAGATTTTTGATATTAGATTCCAGCAAATGCTTAGCGGATAAGAGCATTTGTGTTAACTCTGATGATAGTATCTCCGCTGCTATGGTACCGATATTTATATCGTAATTTGTATATGCTAGGTCGCCATAGCATCTATAACAAATTCCTTCCCCTCTTGCATGAGACGCACAAGTACATGGGCTCCTAAACAATACAGTTTGCCCTATCAGATGTTTATCGGTACGATAATTTATTTTCATTTCTGGTCCATCGGCTCTAAAACGATAATACCGATTATTATACATCTTTAATACTTTTTCGTTATATATAGTAATCTTTATGAAGTTCTTTGTGCCGCATGAATAATTAGGATTTGAGTGAAGATTCGTATCCCTGTTGTTTAATCCAAGTATTCTAGCAAAAGCCCCAGACGTTCCTACATTTTTCTTAGAGATAATTAAAGCCTGTCTTCCTTTACCGGATTCTGGAAGTATATCAGATAACGTACTGAGCCCTTTGTTTATGAAACTAGAATTTATTATATGGGGGTAAGCACCGCCATCCCCATCTGGAACTGTACCAATATTAATGGCAAACTCTCTAAATTGCTTAGGATTGATGCCTTCTCCCACAGCAAATGAGTTCCCCAGACAATGTTCAGAATTCTTCATGATATTAATGGCTTTATTGGTTATGGCCATTCCCACATTCTTCACATCTTCTATTGGAGTTTTTGATAGGTCTGCGTGAACACAATCATAAAATTCTTGGTTCACATTCATTAACTCTATAGTATCCTCATCATTGATGGTGTTGCAAAGATATAATGAAAATTCATCAATGTATCTAAGTTTATACAGAGTATCGTCTATAATATTACATAATTTTTTATTTGATATCCTAGATCTGTTTTTATTTAAAAACTTGGTATCAATATATTCTTTAATACGATGCTTATTAAACACGTCGTCAAAGAATAAATAATATGATGTAATTTGCTCATCTGTTTTTGCCGGCATCGTCCACATCATAAGATTAAGCATATAATCAAATATTGATAAGGTTACATCCACATTATCGGCAAACATTATATTTATTGCCATATGCTGTACATAATCCGTTTCTATTCCATCTCTAAGAATATTTAGTATAGAATAGAAATGAGAGTCAATGTTGTCCTTATTAATATCCTTTGTAAAGATTTGGATATTTCCATTTTTAACCAAAGGAACATAGACCCCATAGTTCTTAAAGTTTTGTAAATTTGATCCGTATAGTGCCTCCATATAGTATCTCTCCTTTATTGTATTAATATAAAGTTTCGCATCATGTTCTTTTTTATAATATATAATAGAAACAAAAATTTGGGCATGGGAACTCTATCCCATGCCCTATGCTGCTTATTATACTTATCAATCTTTTGAAACCCTTTCTTCTCCGCCGGCTCTCATGAAAGATTTCGGAAGTCTTGAATTTTTGATGAAATCTTTCTGAGCCTGCACTGCGAGGCGGCTTCCCTTGCTACTGTACTTGTGAACGATCTTTGCAATGAGCTCTCTTTCTTTGATTCTATTCTTTGCCAGCTGATCCCATAATGGGTCATTGTTTTCTCTAGCGAGATCAAGACACATCTTCTTTGTACGTCTACTCAAATCATCCTTCTTGGACAAACGCATGATTGTCTTCTTGGACAGCTTTCCTTCGCTTACCAGCTCTTCTCCAATTCCTCCCGGAGCACAAAACTCTTTGATCTGCTCATCTGTCCAGCTCATCGCCTCCATCATAAGAGAAGATTCAAATATCTTATTAGGATTCTTAAATACATCTGAAATGGTTTCTGCAATTGAACCTGTGATAAAAATACCCATTTATAATTTCCTCCTTATTCTTTTAATTATGTAAAGGACTACAACCCATATACATTACCAATATGTTTCTTATATATGCGTATATAAGAAAATTACATTTTCCAGAACTTTGAATTAAATAATATATTATTATATTGGAGGAGAAAACATGAGTGATCGAATTACTAATTTTATAACGACTGTTATATTTCATATCATTGTAGGATTGTTCGGACAATTAGGAGCAGCATTTATTCTTATTAGAACTGTAAAACACATGGAGGATTAAATTATGGTAACTGCAGTAAAAGAAGAATTAGAGAAAAATCAATGGATCCAATCTAGATATAAAATAGCACTTAAGAGAATGATAAAATTGAATTTTCCAGATTTAACTAATTATGATATTGACAAAGCATTAGACTACAGTATAGAGAAAAGGTACAAAGCAGAGCCTGCTACCATCTATAATAACTATTCAGAGAAAACCGTAGATATGCTTTTATCTGAATTGACAGATTACATTTATCAAAAGCAACCTATCATAACAGCTTGGGGAGTTATGTTTAAACGTCATGATTCCGGGGTGCTTAATCCATTAACCAAACTGATATACATGTTTATGACTAATAGAGATAAGTTTAAACAAATTAGAAATACCTTTATTAAGGGTTCGGAAGATTTTGAAAATTATGATCTGTTGCAAGTGCTGGCCAAGGTTGATACTAATGCTATTTATGGTGCGCTAGGAAGTGTTGCTTGTGTATTATATAATCTTCACGTTGCTGCTAGTATAACTTTCCAAGGAAGATCTTATATATCTTCAGCAATTATGTTTTTTGAAGCCTTTCTGTCGAATAACGTAAAGTTTGCTTCTCTTGAAGAGATAATTACATTTATAGATAATGTCAGAACAGAAAGGGGTAATAGGCACTATGACGACAAAGATATTCTTGATAGAGATATAGGAATATATGAAGTATTAAATAAGATAATACTTACATGTGGAGATTTCAGAAGAGGGAAAATTAAATGGATTCCATCACAGAGAGATTTAGACATAGTATTTGAGCAACTTTCAAATTGTTCTCAAGAAGATCTTAATAGGATTTATTATAAGAATAACCTGTATGCATTCTTGGATAATAAAGTAATGAGTAAAGCGTTAATTTATCTTCTCAAGACAATGAAAGTTCCGTATCTTGACCCGAATAAAGTACCAGAAGAGATATCAGTAGAAATGGATACATTCTGCGATCTTTTAAGAGAATACGTGTTCTATAATTATCAAATTCTTGATAGGATAGATAGAAATACGCATATGATAAAGAACGTATCTCTCATATCAGATACAGATTCTACAATAGTTTGTTTCGATAGGTTCTATAAGTACACTCTAGACAAGGTAAAAGACATACCAATGGAAATTAAGAAAGTCTTTGTAAAAGGTATGGAATATGTAGAAAATGATTGGCAGGGGAATCCAGAACTAATAAGAGGAATGGTATATGAAGACCCAGATTACGATTATAATTTTCAAGACCAGTCTGTAATAGAAGTAGAAAGAATGATAAATCCAATGGTTGTTATACCGCAGGATAATCTTAGATATTCTATAATTAATATTATAGGGCATTGTTGTGGAATTTTATGTAATGAATATATTGAAGGACATACAAAGATGGGCAATTCCTATGATCCTACAAGGAAAACTCTTATGTTTATCAAGAATGAGTTTACTTTTAGGAGAGTATTGATGACCTTAGTTAAGAAAGCATATGCAGCTAAAGTAGAGGTACAAGAAGGCAATATGGTTCCAGAGTCTGAATCCTGTGCTATAACCGGATTAACAATGAAAAAAAATGTATATGCACCAGAGACAAGATCAGAACTGCAAAGAATACTATATGAAGATATTCTTAAACCAGAAACAATAGATCAAGTAAAAGTAATTAAAGACCTAGCTATATTTGAATCAAAGATTTTTGAATCTTTGAGAAATGGAGAAAAGACATTTTATAAACCGGTAAGTTTTAAAGCAATGAATAAATATGACGACCCACTCAAAATACAAGGAATCAAGGCATCGTTGATATGGAATGAAGTTAAAGACCCAGAACTTGAGGCTATTGATCTAACAGCTAAAAACAATTTGGATGTGGTAAAGGTAATCATTAATCCAACCACTGTAGAAACTATTAGAGATGATTTTCCGGAAGAATACGAAAGATTAAAAACAATTATTGAAGGGAATTCAGATTTATCTAAAGTACTCAAAGGTAAAATAGATACTATAGCTGTTCCCAGAAATGTAGCAACTCCGGTTTGGATAACAAGGCTTATAGACTATGTAGATATAGCAAATTACAACCTTAAGAATTTCCCGGTAGAATCAGTAGGAATAATGAGGATGGGAAAGGATAATGTGAATTATAGCAATATCCTCAAGCTATAAAAATAATGGAGTACGGGTTATCGCTGTACTCCAAACTTTTTCTCGTATATATTGATTCCTATTCTTGTAAAAATATTGTAGATTATTTTTATTAAGATGAAACAAACAAAAAAGAAAGATACTATATTATCATCAATAACGAGATGAAATAGTATCTTCATAAATAAATAAGCTAAAGGGATAGATAATACCATTGCAATACTTAATGCTATATCTGGTATTACCTTTTTGTAGTTAAAATGTATTTTATTCATACCGCAATGACCTCCTTTCTCTATATTTATTATTATAATGTACGAGAAACATCTTGATAATCAAAATCAAAGGAGAAAAATTATGGGAGATATTTATATTAAAACTGATGGAAATAGAAGAGTTACTGCTATTCATTATAATCCATTTGATCCAGTTCAAGGAACTGGAGAAACAAGAGAAGAGATGGAGAAGACCGGTTTTTTCGTAGATGAAGTTCCAGAGCCAAATAATATTACTGGTAGAAGGGCTATAGCTATGTATAATCCAGATACTAGAAAAATTTATTATGAATATGTCGGCATTCCGTTATCTGATAAAGAGAGATTGGATTTGATAGAGAACACTATGAACGAGATTCTTGTAGGAGTTTCTAATATTATTGGAATTGGAGTTGCGTTAGAGCCAGCAAAGTTAATATCGTTGGATGGGGAGACGGAGAGTTTAAGCGTCGGAGAAGCAGGGGAACAAGCCAATATTGAGTTTTCTGATGAACAATTGGAATCCTTAAAGAATACTGCTAAATATATAGCTCATCAAATTATTTCTGGAAATATGGAATTGGAATTTGCATATAAAAACTTCCCAAATATTGCTGGTATAATTAAAGATGAGTTACAGGCAAATGGAATTCAGGGTTAGATGTGTTGAGGTGGTGCATACGTGCCACCTCTATTATTTTTCGATTAAAGGGTGATTATATGAAAGTAGACGTTTTTAATACTTCTATTGTAATTAGTGATTACGAGTGGGACAGTTGTCTAACACTTCAAAATAATTTTAAAATAAGAATACCAGTTACTGTAAGTTATACGACATATGGGTATTTTGGTATTTATTATGATAAGGAAAACAAAAAGCTTTACCTTCCAAGAGGGATAGATATATGGTATCTTGAGTCTATATTAAATACTACAGCAATTATTCATAAGAATGAAGCATATAAATATGATAGATATAACGATTTTAGAGTAAAGAAAATGCCAAGAGACGAAGTACAGGAACAAGCTCTGAGATTTATGGTTGGAAGGGGAGAATACAGGTCTACAGCAACAAAAAGCCAGTTATCATTAAATCTTAACACAGGGAAGGGTAAAACGTATGTTGCTATATCTACAATAGCAATATTGCGTATGAAGGCTTTGATAATTATGTACTCCACAAATTTAATTGAACAGTGGAAAGAGGAAATCTTAAATATAACCAATTTGACAAATAAACAGGTCAAGATTGTATCTGGTTCTATTAATATTAAAAGGCTGTTGAGCAAAGATTCAGATGATGGTGTTATATATCTAATCACGCACGGAACGTTGGAAAGTTATGCCAAGACAAACGGATGGGAAGCCGTTGGAGAATTTGTTAAGCATTTAAAGGTAGGCATCAAGATATTCGATGAAGCACATCAAAATTTTGAAAATCTGTTAATGATAGATTTCTTTACCAATGTGTATAAAAATTACTATCTTACTGCTACAGCTTTACGTTCGTCTACAGATGAAGATAAGATTTATCAATTAAGCTTTAAGAATGTTCCACAAATAGATTTATTTGATGAAGAGACTGATCCACATACTAGATACACTGCTATTAAATTTTCATCTAATCCATCTGCTATAGAGATGTCTAGCTGTAAAAATCAATATGGTTTAGATAGAAATAAGTATGTAGATTATCTGGTTTCTAAGCCTAAGTTTTATAGCATATTAAGAATAATGATGGATATAGCTATCAAAAGAACAAATAATGGTGGCAAGTGTTTAATGTATATAGGCACCAATGCAGCTATACAAAAAGTATATGAATGGATGGTGCATAATTATTCATGGTTAGAAAACGATATTGGTATTCTAAGCACGTTGGTATCAAGTGAGGAACGAAAAAGAAACACAGAGAAAAGAATCATGCTGTCCACAACCAAATCAGCGGGTACTGGAATAGATATTAAAGGGTTAGTATTAACCATACTTTTAGCTGAGCCATTCAAGTCCGGAGTATTAGCTAGACAAACTCTTGGGAGAACCAGAGATTCCGATACAGAATATATAGAACTAGTCGATACATCATTTCCGCAATGTAGAAAATATTATGGATTCAAGAAACCTATATTCTTAAAATATGCTACTGATTGTAGAGAAATGATAATGACTGATGATTTTATTGACTGTAAATTATTAGATTTATACGCTGGGTCTATACGTGAATTCATAGAACGTAATTATTATAATTGGAATGTACCTGGAATGGTATATAATTGTGGTTTAACTCCCGGGATGATTTATGACTATGGACTAACTCGGGGGATGGTTTATGATGAATAGTTATATATTATATTCATGAATACAAAAATATAATAAGGAGGTCGTCTGGTTATGGAACAGGGAATGACATACCTTGATTATGATAAGATATCCGACGACCTCTGTTGGCTTGGAAAAAGTATTGTAGTTAGAATGGTTGTCGGTTTATCAAATAAATATAATAATGAAAGAAAGCATTTTCATAAAGAATATGGCTATGAAAGCAACTTTGGCACTTTATATACAATAAGAAGATCTTTTAATTATTATATTTCTATTGACCATCTTCATAATAAGGAAAGTGTTATAATATCAATAAAGGATATTCTATTATTAAGGATGAAGATAAATGAAGCGTTCAGATGGTTTAGTGATGGAACGTTTGCTATTAAAAAAGATAATCTTATAATTACAGACAGAAAGAAATGCATAATAGATGGGTTGACATGTAAAAAAGAAATGATGCTCGAACCCATTATAATTGAAGACGAGCAGAAAGTTCAGTCACAAGGTATAAGAATGACATTAGTAAATACTGAGACATATAGTGATATTCATATTAATGCATTTGCTGGATTTGTTTATCTGATGAACCAAATAGATATGTATGCGGCTGCGCAAAATTTAATTAATTACGTTGGTCGCCCAGAATTTGGAACAAATCTATATACTTTTGAAAATCCTAATTATGGTTTAAACCAACCGCAACCTGAAAACAATATTAAAATTAGAGAACTACCAAAGAAAGATTCTAATAAGTCATTTTTTGATAGATTAGACGATATGTAGAAGGGAGGTAATTCTATGGACAACGGTTATATAGTTGCTAAACTACAAGAATACTTTATTAGATATAATCATAATCATGAAACAGTATCACCAATTGGAAATTTACAGGTGAAATCGCATATAACACAGGAAGGAATCAATGTGGATATAATATCTGTTGGAAATGATAGCGCATTTGCTGTATTTGTATATGGTGATGAGGATTATGGATGTGCTACAATTAAAGCCAATGGCCATCCAATACATACAGATTTTGTACAATTTGTACAAAAACCAGATTTCATCACCGATTCCACATTAGGATTATATAATTATATTTCTACCATTATTACTACAATGAAAGAGAGGGATTAAAAATGAATTTAACACAAGACAAAATAGCTATTGTAAATAATATAACTGATAGAAAATCAGAAGTAATAGCTAAACAATTAGAAGCCACATACGGAATGACTTTCAAGGTATTAGAAAATGATAAGTTTCAATACGTTCATTCACTTAAGGGTGAAAGAAATTCTGGTATTTTGAAATCCGATTATCCGCAAAACTATATAAATGCAGTTGTGATGGAATCTATGAAAATGGAATGTGATGGAGTAGTTATTAATACTAAGGATACCGGCATTCTTGATGAAATAACTAAAAGAACCCAAACTCCAATTGCAATGTTTACAGAGCGTCATTCTATGTTTGGAGCATAAGGAGGGTACAAGATTATGAAGAAAATACTTATAAACAAATCTTGTTATGCATCTACTAAATTGAGAGATATGATCATTGATATATTTAAAGCAAACTCCGCTGAAATTATAAATATAACAATAGTACCAAGTAGTTTGTACAAAGAGACGGATAGTGAAGATTATATAGATGCCATTCGAGCAGCGATGTCAAAAGAAAGAGATGATATTATTATAGTAGATGGTATTGATGAAAATGACATTACAACAAGTTTTCCAGATTTCTCTAGAAATAATATTATGAAGTTTGAGAATAACGAACTGTTAATACAGTTTAAAGTGTCAAACAGTGAATTCATCAATGATCCAAAAATAAATGAATTAGCAGAAAATTTAAAATCTCAAATGCATTTTAGTTTGTGAAATCATATCATTACGCTTAAAACAAATGTGGAGTAGGGAAATCCCTACTCCACCTCATTTATTTTTTGTCTTATACTGTAAATATCATAGGTTGGTTCTTATTAGCAGCAGAAACATATCCTTCTTTTATTTGTTGTATAACTTCATCTCGTTTTCCGGCTTCTGCCTCTAAGTCTTGAAGTTTAAGATCTATAGTGGTATATACAGTTTGAAGCTGATCGTAATACTTTAAGAATCGGTATAAGAAGGTTGCTACATCTGCTTGTGCCAATGCTTCGAACGTTTCCATTTGCGTTGGAGATATTGTAGTTAGATTCTTGTTATGCTCTAAGAATATCCCTATATGGAATTTTCTCATATTCAATCCCAAATCACGACTAGTGGTACTTACTAGCCTTATACGATTTGGAGGATCAAATTCTGGGTATATTCCATTGTTAAACAGAGACATGTGATCTGCTCTCATTTGCAATAGAGCCACGTCGTCCATTCCATAGTTCATTCCTAAAAAATCATAAATACCATATCCAGAATTTTGCTGAATAGACAAAGAATCCACAGCAAAATCTTCCCAGCTTAAATCTCTAATGCCTAAAACTTTAGCGTCCCCAAGATAATCCTCATCTATATAGTACCACCCATCAACTCTATCATCTGGTCCAAATTCATAATTAAATAAGTATGGGAAATATCTAGAGAATGTAACAAGTGTATCATTTTCTATTACATTAGCCCATTTATTTTTTTTCACTTCATCTGGTAAATTCAAGGGTTTAGTGCCTAGTCTTATCTCAAGTTTGTCTAATAACTTAGACATATTATTTGCATATCCTGCCATATAATATCACCTCTATTTGATAAGTTTAAGGGCATCATTCATTATCTCATCATGAATATAACTTTCAAGATTTGCTACAAAGATACCTCCAACTTTATCTGTGAGCTTAACTTGTGTTCCTCCGTTAATAAGTTCGATATTATCATAAAGAAGATCATAAGATTCTTTAATAGTCTTAAAGTTTGCTGACTCTTCTTTTATGTAATTTAATACCGAAGTATTAGTAATCGGAATTATCATACCTGCGTCGTTCTCTTGTACGACTAATTGATTTCCGTTTCCATCTACTATAGAACCAGCAGCAGACTCAGAAACGATTCCAGTACCATATGCTCTCGGGTGAGACGGATAAATAACTCTATCCCATGTAATTACTTTAATACCTTTAACTTCTGCTCCTCTAGAGGTATTCTGTATAGTACCTAATGCTCTTAACGACCATGATGGAATAAACCCGTCTCTGAGATCTTTATCAAACTCATCTCCAAATGCATTGTTTGTACCACGATACCAGGCCTTAATAAAGTTTCCATCCGTCCAAAGCTTAAGGAAAATAGCAGTAGCCATAGCTGGATCTATTGTTTGTTGTCTGATAAGCTCTTTAGACAGCGGATGACCGTTTTCTGCACGAAGATTTCCAGTGGTTAAAAGTTCCAAGGTTCTAGGAGCAGATACTTGCGGGAATAAATCCCTAGAATCATAGTATCTTCCATTACGATTTTTCTCATTTGCTTCTTGAAGATTTCCTTCTCCTATTAGCTTTCCGCTACTATCTCTTTTTACTATTTTAGCAGGTTCTGGATTTATGATAGTCTGCGTTTCTATAATAACGTATCCGATATTTGAGTTCGGCTGAATCATTTTATTTATCCTCCTTTATACGGTAATCATATTACTATTGATGTTCAATTTGGCCAATTTTGATAGGTTTAACAATATATTAATCATTAAATCTTTATATTAGGAGGGCTGAGTATGAAATCAGTAATACCATTTAGAAAGGTATTGTCCAGGAAATTTGATGTTGGAAATGTGTATGGGAACGGTGGATATGTATTAAATTATGGCGCTCTAACAGCAAACCCAACTCATACTAATGTAAAACTATTTGTTGAATTCGGAGTAAGCGATTCTCCTGATATTAAGTTTAATCAGACTTTAGATTTAGTTAATCTTCTTAAAGAAGAAGACAGGGATGGACTTACTGATACCATTTTAAATTTAATGGATGGGATAGTAAATTTAGAGAATGCTATAGAAAAAATATCATCTTCAAAATTTGATAGTGATTCTAAAAATGAATTAATTGAGAGATGCAATGTTTTAGAAGCATGTGATCGTGTTTTAAGAAACAGAGCAAAGATACAAAAAAGATTTAATTTTGACAAAGTCATAAGAGAAAATAAATATGGAGACTTAAAGCATACTGTAAATGAATTATGCGCATTAATAGATACTTATGATATTTCTAGTAAGGCTAAACTGAATATTGCTATAGAAAATATAAATTATTCTTTCTTAGCATCTGGAAATGAACAAAATGTAAATGAGGTTACGGATTATATTGTCGGCTATTTTTTGTCTAGAAGTCCTATAATTACTGATAAAGATGCCAATGGGTATATTGATGTATTAGAAAACAACCTATTTATTGATAAAGATTCTATTCCAGCATATCATACTATGATATATAATAGAGATAATGAATTTGGTTGTACATTTGTAAATGCTATAAATAATATAGCAGTACAATGTGAAAGTGCGGAGATGACAAGTTTAATTGAATCTATGCCTCGTATAACTACAGAAAAGACGGCATCTGGTTTTATGGATAGATTTAAGAAATTATGCCAAGAAGAAACTATTCCTGATTCTGATATAATGAATGGAATAAAGGCATTCTGCACTCTTCCACTTATAGGTTCAATAAATAGTGAATTTATTTGCTATCAATTGGATAAACAAATAGATTTGGAAATAAAGGATAGAATTAAAGATTACGAAGGAGATATTACTGTATCTACGGTAATCAAAAATAATGATTTAGTTACCATGTCAGAATTTGTTTCATCCATAACAGAGGCAAAGGCATTAAAAGATGACGAAGATGAAGAACAGATAGATCTTCTTGAGGCTTTATTGGATAACGATAATTTCAAGAAAGATATAGAGTCTTTTAAAACTAGCCAGAAGAAAACTCCATCTGCTTTTAAGGCATTAATCAATAAAGCGCTGACAAAATCGCCAGAGGCTTTATTAGATGAAGCTCCAGATTTATTAGCTCTTGGTAGAGGCATGATATATATTTGTATAGCAGCTTTACTACCATATGGTCCAGTTATTGCTGGTATATCCATGCTAATTATGAAATTAATAGGAATGAAGTTAAATATCAATAAGGCCAAGCAATTAATGAGACATCTTAAGAAAGAAAAAGAAGCTGCTGTAAAGAAAAAGGATAAGCTTAAAAGTGATAAAGAGAAAAAAGCCACAGAGGAATATATCGCTTGCCTTGATAAAGGTATCAAGAAATTAGCTGATTATATCCTTGACATAGATGATGAAGACGACGAAGCATCAGATGCATCTATTGGTAGCCTTTCAAAAGATGATGATGAATTTGATTTTGGCGATGATAATGATGATTTCGACTTTGGAGATTTTAGCTTTGAAGAAGCAGTATCATTTACCGGAAGATTATTGGAAGCAGTAATAGATATAGAAGAAACCTCTTCAGTATTTATACCTAATATTCCATCGTATCTTGTAGGGGAATCTTTGACAGAATGCAGTGGGCTGTTTTCTAATTGCCCAAAGGAACTAAGAGACCAATTTTATTCTACTATAGATTTACAATTAAAGCAGAGCAAAGACTCTATAACAAATACGATATGCACAATCTTATTGGACTCTAAAGACAGAGATATATTAGAAGCAAATACATATGCTAAAGTCTTTTTGCAAAGAGATGCTATGAAAGAAGCAATACGTGTTGTGAACGAAGCATTTGACCTTAATACTCTTAAGCTTGCATTTGTGAATTTTAAGAATAAAGCTAAACAGCTTAAATCTAAAGAGCAAGCGGTATGGAGAAATATTGATATTGCCGCATCGGGTTTGAGTAAAGGATTTCAGAGAGCTTTAACCTCAGACAGAAGAGAAGCAATTATTAAAGGTTCAATTATACCTTCATTTTCAAAAATAATCAAATCAGCATTAGCAGTTGGGGCCGTTGGTGCATTTACTGGACCTGTAGGAGCCGCTATAACTGCATTAGGCGGATTTGCTGTATCTAAGTCTTTAAATCATAAAGAAAGAATGCTTATTTATGATGAAATAGATACAGAGCTTCAAGTAGTAGAGAAACAACTACAGCTTGCCGAAAGCGAAGGAGATATGAATCAATATAGATTCCTGCTTAATTATCAAAAGAAATTGCAGAGAGAAAAGCAGCGTATCAAATATGGTATTAAGATGCAAGGAAGAGATTTACCAGAAATTAAAGGTGGTGACAAATAATGAGTGTTTTTATAGCGGCTGCAGAAACCAGAGATTCGTTTAAAAAGAAAATGTTAGATGAATTAGCCGGAGGGGATATTGAAACTGCTAAAGACCTATATGGCATATCTGTTAAAGAAGAAGTGGACCCCACTTTGAGATTTTTTACAGATGAATTGTTTGATGAGATGATCCATGAGTTTGATGTAAACGGAGAAAATAGGGACTCCGACGATAACGAAGAATTAGACGCCGAAGAAGGAAATCCTGATGGGGAAGCAGAGGAAAATGAAGGAGAACAACCGGAGTCTCAAACTGAATCCGAAGAAAATACTGAAGAACCTGATAACGATGAAGACTTCGAGCTTCCAGAAGACGAAGAAGAACAAGAAGATGACAACACTCCGTCAGATGAAGACGGAGCTAATGGTGTTAACGCGCCAGAAGAGGAAGAAAATGATGAAGACTTCAATATGGATGGAGAAAACGAAGAGGGAGAAGATACACCAGATGATGATACTTCTGAAGCAGACACTGACGCCGATGACTCATCAGATGATTCGTCTAAGTTAAAAGATTTGGAAACCGTGGCTTTTGCCGAATTAAATGAAGCAGAAAAGGAAGCTAAGATTAAGGAGTTAAAGGGGATATATATAAATATCTACGATAAATGCAAAACATTATCAGACAAGACAAATGATATTAAAAAGGATGACTCAACGATTCAAATCATAGAGTATATAAATAATTCCCTTACTGATCTTAGGCAATATATTTTAGATTATATCGAGACAATATTTGATTCCAAAACATACCCGGAAAATATTGCTCAAGTACAAAAATACATTGCTGTACTTACTTCTATAAAAACCATTTTTGCAGAGTTAAAAAAGGATTTTGTTGAATAAACTCCTCAGATGCCTATATCGGAAGATAACAATATAGTAAATATTTAATGTTAAAATTAAATATAAAACCAAAATTATTTAGAAATAAATTTAAAAGGAGGATATAAAACAATGGCTATTGCTGGTGAAAGAAAAAGTAAGCATTTGGCTGAGGGCTACGAAACTCATTCAATGTATCCATATGCTGCAGCTGTTTGTGAAACAATGACAAATATTCGTCATGAAAATCATGTAGACGTTTTTAAAGATGCTCGTGATATGATCTTAAGCGACGGAGCTAATGCTACGATGAGGAACTTCTTTGTAGAGAACTCTTGCGACCCGGCTGGAATGACAGCGGCTCAACTTGAAGATCACAGAATTACAATGGAAAATCAGTATGAAAATGATGTTGAGGCTATCCGCGAGAACGTTGGTACTGCTGAGATGAATCCGGTAGTCGGTATGACTTTCCCGATGCATAAGAATATCTTAATGAATATGGTATTTGATAAGGGTTCTATTCAGAAAGTAGTTGCAATTAGTCCATCTATTCCGTTGACGATGGAGACCCGTATCTTAGTAGACACAGAAGGTAATGAAATTGATATGTTCTTAGAGCAGAACAAGATGACTGCTGCTATTGACAAGACATCCGGGGAAAGAGATTTTGAAATCGATCTTCCGCTGAAAGACGACGTAGAGCTTGTTCATACATACCTTGGTGGCCTTGCTGGAGCAGATGAACTTTCCAGAGGTACTTATGTATCTGCAGTTCTGGTTAAGGATGTATACTATGAAGTAGGAGATATTCTTCCGGATCCGGATACCGGATATGTAGAAAGAAACGGAGAGAGAGCAACAACGGCTGGTACCCATGATACATGGTACAAGGTTCAGCTTCCGTTCACACCTGGTTATCAGGGATTTGAAAGATCTCTTATGCAGCCTATTAAGATTGCACATAAGACTCTTGACGGTACAGACGTAAAAGTTACGGAGTTTAAGGATATGCTTTCCGGTTCTATGGAGAAATCCAGAATCAACCTTATGTCTCTGAATGGAAACGTTACGAAAGTAAGGATTCATTCTAAGCTGGATACATCTAATCATCGTCAAACGACATGTTCTGTTAAGTGGAAACAGAAAACAGATCTTATCGAGATCGATGAAGCTATTCCGATCAATACAACCATCTCTCCGATGGAAGTAAAGGATATTAGTGCCCTGTACAATATCAATCAGCTTACGAAGATTATGGAGCTGATCAAGACGGTGCTGGCGAATTACAAGGATGATAAGATTCTCGAATTCCTTGATAATTCCTTCGACAGATTGGACGCGAGGTCCTCTAATTACACTAACTTCGATTTCGCGCCGAGAGTAGGATATAGTGGAGATCACATCCAGCATCGTAAGGATACGTTCATGGAGCATCTTGATCGCCATGTTACGATTCTGTCTCAGGCTCTGAATGATCCGAGTATGACAGTAACAATTTTCGGAAATCCGGATATTGTCAGCAGGCTTACTCCGAATGAATACACATATCAGTCTCCGGCTTCAATCGGCCCGATGGAGCTTGATTATCAGAAGACTGTTGTAAATTCTACAATGAAGAGAGTTTACAACTTCATTAGTTCTGATAAGATGCGTAACCGCGATGAGCTTATTGTTATCATGACTCCGACTGGTAATTCTAATCGTATTACCTACAGAATATATGATTATCAGATGTACATCGCTAATGAAATCAGAAATTCCAATAATCCGGCACTTCCGGCTATTACGGCATTCGAGCGTTGGAAACCCGTAGAGTATCAGCCGGTACAGGGAAGAATTAATATTCTGAATCCGTCTGGAATCACAGAAGATTACAATGCATTCCCGGTACGTGTATTAGATTAATAACCGATCTTTGCAGCTTGGGGAGGTGCCTTATGGTACCTCCCTTATATTTTTCTTTATCATAGGCTGAAACATTTATAATAATACACATATAGGAGGTTAGCAATGGATACAGATAGAATTATTATAGAAAATGGAGAAATGAAATATGACTTTGGTTACTTGTTAAAGGGTTTATCTAGCATATATGATAGAGATGCAGCCATAAGATCCAAAGCTAGAGAAACTATTATAGATGAATTAAATAAGTTTTTTACGGATATCAGATGTTCAGATGTAAAAATATCTGACAATACCGATAATGACTTCTTTGGCGTTCAAATTATACCATATTTTAGAGACTCATCTGCTATGGCTTCACAAATGATGAATCCTGACATGTTTAATATCAAGAGTTCAGAAATTAAATTTGACCACTATGCATTAGATATAGATAGTAAAGTATTTGATGAAGTGTATGAATTCTCTCCGTTAGTTCTCGCCGCATTGATTATACATGATATAAATGCAATTAATAATCCGCAAGTTGTAAAAGACTTTGTTGCTGCTATTGACTATGTATCCGTAAAGTCAGGAGTTTTACTTAGACAAAATGATATACAACTTGATCAATACCTGATGCAATTTGTAATGACAGAGTATGTAAGAAAAGTAACATCTTCATTTGAATTATGTAACGAAAATTTAGTGCTTGCTGATGATTTCATTAGAAATTACGGTCTCACAGAAGCCTATGACCGTGGAATAGAGTGTGTCAAAAAAGCTAAAAACAATTTAAAGGATCAGATATGTTGTCCTACACTTATCATTAACTGGTATTTATCAGTATACAGATATTCGGGAAATCTGTTTGACCAAAAGACAGAAATTTCGGATGTTATTGAAGATTCTATTAGGCTCTGTGGTTCTAAATTACTGAGAAAGCTTATGGTAGCTATAGTTGACTATAATAATACTTCATATGATAGAAATATTAGAGATTATAGAACAGCATTAACTGAATCTTCTAAAAAGAAGTCTTCATTGTTTACCCAAATTAAAAAGTCTGGAATGAAATCTATAGAAGACGATGTATATGAATATCGTATAAGAATAAAGAATATTCAAACGGAATATGAAGCATTAAATCTTATGCGTGAGCTTAATGGAAGAATGGTTATAATAACGGATTATTTGGATAATGAAGAGGAGTTATCAGAGCATGAAAAAGAAAGACTTTATAAATTGTATGATAAATATGATAATCTCAGAGAAGAACTTTCTAAGCAGCCTATATATAATAGAAAGATGTATGGATTATTTGTAGATTACAATGCTTTAAAGCAGATGTCAGATGCTAATATGACTACCATGAACACTTATTATTAAAACATATTTATAATAGCTGCTGGTTAATCGGGGTCGGATGCAAAAAGGTTGGCTGGTGGCTATTAAATGGCATTTTTGGTGCCTCCTGGGTGGAATTATAGAGGGCCGAAGCGACCGGCCCTCTGTATTTTACCTACTTCGTATTTTGTTTTTGCATGATAGTTCTCTAACAAAAGGTTCCGGTAGCACAACTAGGTGCTACCGGGATCTTTTTCACTTTTATCTTTCGTGGTTTCGGCTGAGTCAATAGCATCTGGAAGTCGAGCATTTTCTTTCTCTGCCATTGACGCGACATCCTTAATTATTGGATCTGCACTCTTAGCGAATATCTTTAATAGACTAGTCATAAACTTTCCATTTAATGCGAATTTGATAATGACATAAGCCCACATTCCTAACAATATGCATACCACTGCGTATATACTAAATGGAATATTTATTTTTAAATAATCCGCAGCCGCGCACATTAAAAATGTCGAGAATATCGTGGAAGCCACGATTTTCGGGATGTTCAATGCACTATTTTTCTTTGATGAGGTCATGGTTTCTCTTATCAGTGATCCCAATAAACACATCAAGAATGTAACCGCAAATCTATTGTATAAGAATTCCAATAGTATATCGAGAGTTATATTGTCCATTATACCATCGATACCTCCTTATACATGTATTTAGCAAATTATGATTTAGCACAATTTGGGTTATCATCTTTAGTTATTGTATCGCTGTCGTCTGTATCGACGCTTTCATTTTCATGCTCGACTATCATATTGTATAGGCTACAAAAATAGAAAATGAGTCCACACACTGCGATTACTAATGCGACTCCAAATAGGTATAGTATTCTAATAGTCTCAGAATATTCATCTCGTATTACTTCTATGATCTCATCATCATCTGTTAGATAAGAAGCATTATTTATGATTTGATCATAAAGATTGAATTCCTGAACTATTATTATTTTATTATTATCTTGCTTTACTCCATGAATTATATCTTCTTGTCCAAATATATCTCCATTACTGGTTATATAGTATGGAATATACACTTGATAGTTTCTAAGCCCATCTAAGCCTTCATTGAGATAAACCTTTTTAACTTCATCATATGTAAATTCCTTTATCATTATATGAGAATCCTGCCCATTAATGAGATTATACGGTTCAAATGCAATAATTCCATTAGTACGATTTAATAACTTATCGACGCTAACTTGTGCTAATGAACTGTTAAATGAATTCTCTATCTCATGTTCCCAAGATCTGTTAGTAATATGAGTATTACTGTTTTGGGATATAGTTTCGGCTCTTCGGTAATTAAAATCTTCCAAAACACCATTTGATGTCATAGCAAGCATACTATTTTTGGAATTATTAACACCTTTGAAATCCTTACCTTTTATATTATTATTAATTATTTCATGAAGAACTGGATTGTGAATATCATTACTCATGTCTTCTTGAATGTCTTTGAGCTGCTCTTTTGGCAATGACAATAAATCTCTTTTGACATCTTCGCCTGTTTGATCCACCTCTTCTTTAGCTTCGTCCATAAGAATATCAAGATAAGTATATATAGAATTATACATACTATTCTTTAAATATCTTATGTTGTTATCTGAAGACTTTTTGAGATCATTTATAACGTTCGTATAAAGGATAACAGACGAAGAGAAGGCAACAATAATAAATATCATTAGTCTTATTAGAACTAATGACTTCTTATTTTTTTTATTCACACCGATTAATCCTCCTTTCTTTTATTATTTTTGATACGTGTGAACAACCATTATAGGTTATATTAATGTTCTGCTACGCCAGTAGATAAAGTAATATACATCTAACTTATAAATAACTTTGTAGAAAGGAGGAGCACCAATATGACGGGAGATGTTATGCAGCAGCTCTTAAACGAAGTGATACGTAATGTGGATATGGTTGTTTTGATCTGTCTCTTGGCTTTAGGGTTTTGTATAAAACACTTTAAGTTCTTAGCAAAGGTACAGAACGATCTCATTCCGCCGTTTTTGCTTTTCGTTGCTATTGTAATTGAGTTCATCCAGCATGGATTCTCTATTACTAGTATTGTGATTGCCATAGTCACTACTGCTATAGCCATCGGTCTACATACCCAGGGGAAGAATATATTTACGGTTACCATAATTCCTAAAATTATTGAATTGCTAAAGGGAATTAGTAGTGGCATTGAAGATTCTCTTCTCGGGGAGGACGATGAATACGAATGCGACGTAGGTGAAGAAGAAGCAGGAGAAGATAGCGATTAGATCATTATAAAGCTGCATAATCCCGGAGGAGAAATCCTCCGGGATTTTTATTGTGAAGGGAGTAATTATAATGAATAGATACGGAGAGATAAAAAGAGAAGAGAAGGGAACGAATATGTCTATTTGGAACGTGTTAAAGATTCAAAGAGAAAATGAATATAAAGAATACATCAACAATCACATTCGCAATGTGCACGTAGCATGGGACAAATTAAAAGAAACCCCGGGATTCAAAGAGCTACTAATAGATGAATTGCATTTGACCGAGCATGAATATGAAAATATGATTCTTATTTTAGACCATGACATTGATCAACACGATAGATCAAAATGGGATAGGGAAGAATTTGATGCATATAGAAAAGAATATTATTCCATTACACCAGAAGAAAAAGAAGGCAATAAAAATGATATAGAAAGAGCATGGAGACATCACTATACTCACAATCATCATCATTGGAATTGGTATCATGAAAATGGTTGTGAAAGCAAAATGCCTATGAAAAATGTAATTCATATGGTTGTAGATTGGGAAGCGATGAGCTATAATCCGAATAATAGCAGCACAAAGGAATGGTATAATAAGAACAAGAAAGATATATACCTAGGGGAAAAACAAAGAAATTTTGCTGAAAAGCTAATGGGTTTAATGAATAACAAATAAGAAGCCGGTTGTGGGTTTCTCCACAACCGGAAACTTTTTTATACTCTATTGCTGTCATTAATGTAACCTAAAATATACTCTTCTCCTCTTTTCAAGTCCTCTGCAGATTTTACAACCATATACCTCCCATTATACTTTTTAGCACTATAAATATAATAATCTCCAGTGATTGATCTAAATGGAACAGTATCATCTGGGTTCTTATATAGATTAACTGCATTTAATTTTATCCTGCTACCAGTTTTTGGAACTATAGCAGGAATATGCTCCTCTAAGTCCATTTTAGCCTTGACCTCTTCTGTTAAGGCATTTACATAAATCGGCTTTCCTCTAGAATTAAACACTGAATATCCAAGCCACTCGTCACATACCTTCTTAGCCTCATCCAAGTCAAAAGTAGCTATTTTCTCCGTCTTGTCTTTAAATGACTTCCTTACACGGTATAGATCCATAAACGGCGTACTATCTATTTCTATTATCGTTCTTTTTCCACTGTACATATCTTTCAAAACTTTTTTATCAATCTCGTCTAATTGATATGCTTTGATTATTTCTATAAGAGTATTAATCTTATCTCCCAGTCTTAAAGATTTTACCACCGAAGTATAATCATAGTTCCCCAATACCCCTTTATAACCATTAGCTATAATCCCCATGTCTACAAAACAATCGAAACACTCTTCTATAGATTTGAAAATAAAGAGTTTATCAGTTTTCATACTTCTTAAATCTAGTGGATTATTGTACAAAATCTCCCTCTTGCTATCTGATATTATAACCGATTCTGCTATAAGAATTGATGCTAATATTCTTCTATTTTGCATTGTTTCTATAGCTGCTGGCTTTACCAAATCTATTATTTCTAATCTATCCATAAAGCAAATCTCCTTTCCTTAATTATTTTAGTGTTCTTGAGTTATATTAAAATAGTAATAAGATTATATATTATATACATGAAAGTGGAATAAAATAATTCCTAGAACTTATCATTAAATCACTAAGGAGGTAATTAGAAATGGCATTAGGTAATGCAGACAACAATTCAAGAAACAATAATGGGCCGGTAGTATTTTCATCTTATAACGCCGGAAACAGTACAGGAATGGATCCATCATCGATAAATTATACATTTATCAATCGTATGCTTAAAATTGCAATCGCACCTCTTAAACAGGATAACGGCAGCGAAATAGCATATGACCATAAGAATGAAGCGTCTATATGGATCACACATACAAAGGCCAGGACTCTACTTAAGGAAATAAGAAGAGTTCAGAGTGGCGAAATCAAGAATGGAGGAGTTAACTCTGGAAAAGATGGACTTATTCGATTCTGCAATGGAGAAGAATTCGGTATCGATGGTCCGTGCCTTGTAATCAATAAGCTCAATGAAAATGGAGAGGTGCTGTCTACGTATATGTATCAATTCAAGAAAAAGCACCATTATGGTATTGAAAACTTCAGCCAGGAAGATTCTAAACATAAGAAAGTGTATTATGATGATACAGAAGTAGAACAGCTTTGTGATCTTCTTGAGGAATACTATAAAGCTATGAGCGGCGGGCCGGCTTATGCGATTATGGATGCTCAGTCATTTACTCAGACCCGTCAAGAAACTAAACTTGATCTGGTTATGAGTAAACTTGGAATCGAATACAGGCAGGGGACTACATCTCGATCATCTTCGCAGCAGTCATTCTTCAATAATAATTCTTCCGAGCAGGGAAGAAGTATGAGGTCATCGGCAATAGAAGACCTCGAATAGATGATATCAATCATAGGGGTGCAGGTTTATCTTGCACTCCTTAAAATTTTTTGGAGGAAAAATGGAAAAAATATATATACCTTCTAATATGCTCTTAGATTTAGACCATGGATTATGCCGTATGTTAACCATAGCTTCTAATCAAGCAGTAGACGTGAATAGAATAAATTCCATTCTTAACAAAAGACAAAACCCATGCCCAATTGAGGAATTTATTATACAGTATCCAATAGTAAAATTAAATGGTTTAACCTCAGATTCATATCCGTGGCTAATGAATAACCATGGGGATATGATTATTAGCCTGTCACCATTTCATGGACCAATACTTAATATAGTCTCCACTGCTATTATAAGTGGACTATCTGGAGAAGTTCAATTTGTAATTGGATACGATAAAGACAAAGAAAATGATGTCTTAGAAAACTTAACCAGAGACTCAAAAATTCTATCATCGTCTAAGATAATTATTCCTAGAGAACACAATAAAAGTATAAATCTTAATGAGTTTGATACTATATTCGTTAAAGTTTTAGATGAAAATGTTTTAAGAAGATTTTCAGATGAAAACATAACCATGAAAAAAATATATGTAGCAGACTATGATTTTAACGTCATACAAGATGACAATGGAAAGAGAGTAATACCATTAGAATATATGATGGAATTTGAAAAATTAGGCTGCGTAGTATATACGATATCAATGTATTAAGGAGGAAAACAAAATGGATATGAGATATACTAATATTGTTTCAAAAAATAAATTAAGAGAGGTGCAATTAGATACACTTCAGGTACTTGCCGATGCTGTTTCTCAAACTGCGGGTCCTTATGGTTCTAATACCCAGATACTTAAGCAGGGGTACGCTAATACGTATACTAAGGATGGACACGATGTAATATCAGATATTCAGTTTTATCGACCTATTGAAGCGGGTATTCAGAAAGAGATGAAGGAGATCACCAGATACATTGTAAAGTCCGTAGGAGACGGAACCACTTCGGCAGTTATCCTGGCTTACAATATATTTAAAGGACTGTGTGATATTGAAAAAGAAAATCACGCTAGACCGTATCTGCTTATACGCCTGTTTCAAAAGGTTGTTAATAGCATGATTGAAAAGATTAAAACTAATACAAGAGAATGTACTATTGATGACATCTATGATATATGCATGACTTCTACAAATGGGAATGAAGATGTTTCCAATGCGATTACTCAGATCTATCAAAAGTTCGGAAGAGGAGTTTTCATTGACGTAGCAGCATCTATGGATGAACATCATCGTCTAAAAGAGTACGATGGTTTAACTCTTGGTAAAGGGTTTGCTTCTCCGGCGTTTATCAACACCCCGGATGGTAAATGCAAGATTCATAAACCGCGCATCTATTCATTCAAAGATAATATTGATGATGAAAATATGGTAGAGCTTTTCAAGGCAATCATATACTATAACATTCAGCAGCCAATGATGAATGGAGATTATGATTCCTATGTTCCTACAGTTATTCTGGTGCCAAGTGTTACACGAGACATTCAGCAATGGCTCAAGGATATTGAGTTGATGATGTACAGTGCTGATGAGAATAAAATTCCAAAGCCGCCGCTTTGTATTGTGGCTCAATCAAACACTGTACAATTTCAATTAGATGATATTGTTACATTATGCGGTATTCCAGAAATCGGAAAGTATATTAATCCAGATATATATAAGAGAGATGTAGAGGAAGGAAAAGCTGCCACCATAGAAAATGTATATAAATTCTGTGGAACCGCAGAAGAATTTGTTTCCGATATCTCTAATTCAAGCTTTATCAGGCCAGGGAAAATGTTTGAAACCGACGAAAACGGAAAGGAAGTTTATTCTTCTGTATATAAGGGATTGATTAATTTCTGTAAAAAGGAATTAAAGAATGCTCAGGATAACATGGAAGATGCTAATGTTACTGGTAACCTTAAGAGGAGACTTAATTCTCTTCAAGTTAACTTCGTAGAGTATTTTATCGGAGGAGTAACAGTAACAGATAGAGATTCATTAAGAGCTTCCGTCGAAGATGCCGTTCTCAACTGTAGATCCGCAATGAAAGATGGCGTAGGTTACGGTGCTAATGTCGAAGGATTACGATCCATTATTGAAGTGAAAAAGTTTGATGAGAAAGAACATCGGTTAGAAAGAAATATAGAGAATATTATCTATGAAGCATATAAGGAAACGATAACAAATCTTTATAAAACCTGTGTAGATGAGGACGAGGCACATGATTATTGCGGGACAACACAAGACAAATATATGCCTCTTAACCTTGCAACTATGAGGTATGATGGAAAAGTGTTAACTTCCGCGATGACAGATATAGCTATTCTTGAAGCTATAAGTAAAGTTATAACTATCATGGTTACAGCAAATCAGTGTCTACTCCCATCGGCAAATCAAAATGTCTATAGAGACGAAGACGGTAACTAAATTAAAGTATAGGGATGCCAGATTCTTGACATCCCATTATTTTTTAAGGAGGAATAAAAATGCCAAATTGGTGCTGTGGAAAGGTTAGATTTTATGGCGCAAAACAAAATGTACAGCGAT